TTTCAGAAGCCACCTCTAAAGCATACGCTGCCATTTCATAATGTTTTGCTACATCATTTTTATATTTATTATAAGGATATGGAGCAATATCTACTGCTCTAGAAAGATAAATATTATGTTTACTATTCGGCCATTTTACTTTTGAAAAACCTTCATTAAAAGCTTTGTCTTGCTCTTGTGCAGTTCTATACCCACATATAACAATAATGTCATACTTCATTATTACATTTTTTAACCATTCTTGAATAGCATATTCACAGGTATTTAGTTTACTTAAAGATGATTTACTAAATGACGGCATTATTTATCCTTTATATTTTTGGAATATCCCCGTTTTTAATTCCAAGTCTTTCTGCAATTACTATTAAGTATGATTTATGACTTTCTTGTTCCTCTTTAATTTCTTGTAAATCTCTCCGAATAGCTATTTGACATTTATTTTGTTCTGTTTCAAATTTAGAATGAGTAACAAAAACTCCACGTAAACTTGCCATAGCACCTGTTGCCATAACAGCTACAGCAGAAAACAGTTTAATCCATAAAGGAACATCTTTTTCAGGCATTAGTTGGCCTCCGCTTCTTTTTTTAAATTATGCAATTTCAAAAATCCTCATATCTCCGACTTCACCAGAAGTACTGCAAAAGAATATAGAAATATTTTGAGCTACAGGAATTTTTATTTCAGCTCCAGAAGGAATAGGATATCCAGAAGCAGGAGAAAGATCACCTGAAAAACCCATATAAAGTTCTCCGGAAGCAGAAGGTGAATTATTATAAGCAAAAAGTTTTTTTCGATAATTTAAAGAAGTGTTAAAACTAGTAGTAAATTCTTGCGGAGCTGTCACGACTTTTAAAACAGTAATTTTAGCTGTTTTATCTCCATTGACTAAAAGACGAAGGTAATTTCCAATCTCACTCATTATAGAACCTCCCAATAATTAAAAGTTATGAGCATTCGCTCGGGTATGGTTTTAAGGTTCTCTTTAAGGAGATTGATTGTTTTAATTTTTTATAAACTCTTTTTTTTATTCTGTCAACCTTTTTTATTTTAATTTTTCTTTTATACTGTTTCAACTCCGCTTCTTAGTTTGAACCAATGGTTGGGTAAACATTCAGGCATTCGCTGGCCTCCGGTTTTATTTGTGATTCTTTGGGTTTAGTAAGTCATCAATTTGCTTCTTCACAATTTGCTCAAAAACCTTTCGGAGCTTTTTCTTTAATTGGTTCGGGGTCATCAGTCCTCTCCGCTGGTTGAAGTTATAACATCCCCATGTCAGCATCCCAATAAATCGTTTGGGCTGTGCCTGCTGATCCGTCAGTTCTTTTTTTAATTGATACCGTAAAGGTTGTCGCAGATATAGCCGTAACGGCTACTATTTCGTCCGCTACTGACCCGGTTATGCGAACTGAATTAGGAGCAGCGCCCATGTAATGTGTTATCGTTCCACCATCTGAAATGGCCGTAGCGGCTCCTTTTCTACGAGATTTACCTAAAGTTGAAAAGCCATAGTTCCCTTCTCCATACCAGAAAGGATAAGTCCCACCGTCACATATAAGTCTAGAAGTTCCTGAGAGATAGTTTCCGCTAGCCTGAACGATTGCGCTTGGATAGGAAGTGCCGTAAATTAAAGATACTCCAAGGTCGTTTATGTAATTGTCGTTTGCCACAATTTTTTTAACATAATCAGAATTGTTTAAAATAAACGTATCAACGGCCCCGACTCCGAGGAAAGTATTGTTGCTTACTATTACTGATTGGAAGTTTCCGGCTGTTCTGACAAGTGTGACCAAGTATGGCATTAGGTCGGTTGCCTGCGGGATATCATTTGTGATTTCTCCATTGGTCACTACCAATGCCCCTTCTTCTACGGCAAAACCTCTTACAGAGGCATTGCAGATTGCCCAAGAGGTCGGGAAGGGGGTTGTTCCACCTGCGTTTAAACCGTATCGGCACTTAAAGTTTGTAAGCACACCAGACCCGTACTGAAAATCAACTTCTTGGATAGATGCGGCTGCTTTTTTCAGCATATCCGAATCTTTAATAAAAGTAGGCCCGTCAACAAGGTTGCTTTCCATCTGGCTTTTAATTGATCGACCAGTGCAGTTTCTAAAAGTACCCCCAAGAACTACAAGCGAAGTGGGCATTTTCACCCCGGCGTTTGCGTTTGCATCAGGGCCGGTGATGTTAATGCCGTCCATATCGACTTCAGTTTCCGCCCCTGTTGCGTCTGCGTTTGTTACCGTATCAATGACCGGGTTTATAAACGTGACACTCTTTGCGTAATTAACTATCCCTCCATGCCCATAACCATAACCTATGCAGGCCGGGCTTCCTGTGAGGACAGCGGCACGACTGATGTTCTTTGCCTTGCAATTATCGAACATAATTTTGTTAAACGCACCATAAGCATAAAACCCCATGGCATTCCGGCTGTTTGCGTCTGAGTAGAAATTCTTAGCTTCCAAGTCCCGGATAGTCATATCAACGGCATCGGCCATTGTTGCTTTATCGTTGTCAACTCTAAGCCCGGTCCCTACTGTGCTATTTCCGTCAAGAATAACCTTCCCCCCGGAAATCGTAAAATCACCACCAAGGGCAAGGTAAATCATGGTAGCCGCTGAAGCCCCGGTATATTTTATAGTTGTGATTCCTTCACTCATCCAAGTGCATGATCCGGTGAGGGTTATACTCTCCCCTGCTGACATTGCGTATGTTGCTGATTTCCATAGGACAGCCCCATTTGCCGAGGCGACATGGGCTTTTCCAATAGCAACCGACATGTTTGTGGTTCCCGGTAATACGTTTTGGGTCCAGTAATCAGGATAAGCCTCCTGTAGCCCTGTGACGGTTATGTCACTCCCAAAGCACCCAGGCGCACCCTCGAACTTTGAGCAGTTTGCCAATGCCAAGGTATAGGCCCCACTGATCACCGCCCCGTTCTGTACTTTCAGGGCCAGGGTGGAGGGCCAGGTTACGCTGGCGGTTAGGGCGGTGGACTCGTCGATAATTAGGGTGGTTTCGGTTGCCCCGATGGCGGCTACTGCTGTATTTACACTATTTCCATATTCAGAAACAAATTCTACATTATGCAATAAATTTTGTTTTAAATCTAATGCCGCTTGAACTAAAATTGAAATAGGAAAATTCTCAAATTTAAATCTGCTCGTAGTTCCTGTTGTAGCCATACTTGTGTTAGAAATATCTACTCCAATAACATAATCAGAACCTGTAATAGAAGTTACTAAAATATAATCAGAACCTTTTGCTCCTATTAGAATTCCAGCACTAACAAATAAGAAAAGAATAGCACCACATAATTTTTTCATTTTAATACTCCTCCGAATAAATAGGTATTCCTGATTCATCTAGAATAACCAAATCATCTTCCGAATCAATTGTAAAAAATGAAGCAGAAGAACTATAAATAAAAGTTATTCTTACAGCAAAAACATTTCCACCGACTTCAGGTGTTTCTTCATAATAACCTTGTCCTTCTGATCCTTCATCATAATTTACTTGAGAACCTTCTATAATACCAAAAACATAAGAAGGAATATTTATCCAATTAAAAGCTTTATATGGACCAAATTGACCTTCAAAATGACTTCTTAATAAATTTCTTTTTGCCCTATTCACATATCCAAATCTAAGTTCATATTTTCTTAAAAATCTATCAGACCATTTATAAGAACTCTGCATATACTTCTGTCCTTGAGTAACATCAATATTAGGTATAGCAGGAAAAGAATGAACTACATTTGGTTGATACGAAAAATCAGCCATATTATTTTCCTTTCTTAGAATCATAGTTTTGAATCTCAATTACAGCTTTTAATGTAGCAGCCATCAATTTTATGAAGCTCTTAGCTGTTTCCAAATCTGTAATGCTTGTGTCGATATGCTTTTCTAAATTGGTAAATGTTATATCATCAAGCAATTGAATAATTTTTACGGACGCCTGATACTCTTGAACATTAATCGAACGTCTTTCTGTCTTACTAACAGAACTTTTTATTTTATTAAGTTTTTGTCCTTTTACTTCTTCATCTTCTGTCCAAAGAACTTCAAAAGATTTACATCCATAAAGTTTCATATTAGAACCAATAAAATCATTACCGTGCTTAACACAATCTTTCACAAAATAAACAATCTCATTTGATCCTTTTTGATATAGAATAGCATTCATAATTAAACATCCTTTGCTAAAACATCATTACTTGTTCCCGCATCCAAAATTGAAGTGCCGACATTGTAAGTAATATTATCTGTACCTTTATTATAACCGTAAGCAGCATGTAAAGAAATACCAATATCTTTAGCTGAATTATTTACCAAATTAATACTATTTCCAGTAATAGTTGCATTATTACTTAAAAGTTCTATACCCAAATTATTATCTGAAGGAGTATTTATATTGTTAACAACAACAGTATTTCCTATAACAGAACCACCAATGCCAGTAGAAGAATAAAAATAAAGACCTTTAGTAGCACTATTGCTATGAGCTTTTAAATTTATATTATTATCTGAAATAAAAGAAATACCGGTAGAATCATTACTAATTTTTAAACCTGTATTAGTAGATGAATTTGAATAACTAGAAGTATCCAAATCAATTTTATTTTGAACAGCTTTAATGTCACCTGTGGTAGTAAAAATATTAATACCTGTAATAGAAGCACAACCTGTTCTTGTATATAAATAATTTTTATTTACATTAGCAGTATTTGTAGGATAAATAAGCATACCTACACCTGTATAATTTAAACATTGATTTTCTTCCATATTAATCGTATCACAATAAATTTGGAAAGCATAAAATATGTTACTTTCCATTATATTTTTACTTATATTAAATTTGGAAGTAGTATAATCAACAAAATTAATCTCTCCACTTATGGAATGACAATTTGTAATAGCAATATTTCCTTTGCCTTTATATCCATAAATAGCTCTGTCTCTTCTGGAAGCTTTTCCAATAAAAGAAAGATTATCAAAAGATATATTAGCTAAATTTTGAGCCTCAGTATCACCGGTAATATTAAATAATTTAGGATAAGTACCATCTACATTACTTTGTAAAGTAAAATTTTTAAAAGCATAATTACTATTTAAATTATGGAGAATAAATAAATTTTGGCTAGGCATATTAGTAAAAATAACACCGGATTTAGAAACACCTTCTATTATAACATCTTGATCTGGTAAAGTAAATTCTCCGCTATAAATACCGTCAGGTAAAAGTATTCTTTTTTTACCTGAGGCTAAAGCTTCTTGTAATCCTAATAAAGTAACTTCTCCTTTATATAAAGAAGTATAAGGAGAAAATAATCCAGATTCTATTCCAAATGTATTTACCGAAATAGCTTTTACATAAAGATCATCTCCTATTTCCAAATTCATATTTCTTCCGTCTAAAGTAAAATAACCTACACCTGTATCTTTTCCTGGATAGTCAAAAAAAGAAACATAATCAGAAGAAAAAACTTCTCCAGATAAAAGTAAAGATTTACCAACAAGAACAGAAGAAGAATCTCCTAATTTTTCTCCTACAGTAACTTCTTCTCCAGAAACAAAAAGAATATCACCTACATTTATATTTGCATAGTATGATGGTTGCATATAAACCACAGGAGATTCTCCTGAAGTAATTAAATTTTCTCCTGTAAGTTTGAAACCGTATTGATATTTTATATGAGAAAAATAATTTCTATTATTCGGAGGAGTATAAGAAATCTCTACCTGAGTAATATAACTACCTTGTTCATCAAAATAAGAATCATCCAAAGCTTGTAAATTGGTTACTGGAGACGGAGTTCCAAGTACTTTAGAAAGTTTAGAAAAATAAGATTCTGGAACAGGTGTTTCTTCATCATCATAAATTCCAGAATAATAAGCTTCACAATAAAAAGTAACTCTTCCTAACCAATCTTCTGTCTTCTTCATTACAATAAATTGTTTTTCGTTCCAACCAAATTTAGACCAAATTACGGAAATAACATCAAATAATTCTACTCTATTAGCTTCATCAGTTGACTCAATTACACAATCCCAATCACAATACATTGATTTTTTCAAATGCCTTCTTGCTCGGGCTCTTGCTATTTGCTGATGGTAAATAAAATCACAAGATTCTTCAAATAATTGTTCACCTCTTTTTTCAATATCAATTTCATCAGAATCTTCTATATAATCTTTTTTACCTTCTTCTGTAAAATTTATATAATTAATTTTTATTTTATTATACCTAGTATGTTTTTTCCTAGTTAAAGAAATAACATTATTTAAAGTAAAAATATGTTTTACGCTCTTATCTTGTAAACTCCCTAATCCGTCTGGTTCTTTGTTTCCTTCCCATCCTACTTTTATTTTTCCTTGAGTTCTAAAAGTTCTTCCAAAAAAACAAGAGTTTAATAATTTCTTAACATCATTTTTTCTAATATTATTATCAAAAACATGATCAAAAGGAAACCTAGGATGTATTCCCCAAAAACAAATGTCTCTAATTCCTGTAGTAATACCATAAGAAGACATAATTTTTAAAGAATAGTATCTATAAGCAACATCTGAATTTATATAAAATTTCTGAACCGGATTAGTTGAATCATAAGGAACGGCTGTTTGTAATGACCCTAATACTGTCCAAGTTGTTCCAATATCATTATATTCATATTGTAAAAAATCTAAAACACTATTGCTACCTTGAACATAAAAAGTTTTTAAACCAATATCTGCTTCTGGTATAATCTCTACTTTTCTTAATTTTACCGGCAAACTTAAATCACAACTTATTCTTGAAGCTATAAAATAACTAAAATTCCCGCTTCTCCAAGAGTTATTTTCTGGTGCAGAAGTAAGACTTTTTGTAACATCGAAAGCATAAATAGGAGAATATATACCATAATCACTTGTATGTGTTACAGGAGAAGTTCCTGTAACAATAAGACTTTTCCTTGGTTCTCCTATAATTGCAAATAATTTTGTAGCAATAGAAGCAATATTATTTCTATTTATAGTTTGACCGAATTGACTCGAAGCTATTACTGTATAATTACTTGGGCCAATAGGTCTCATCGGAGAACCTTCTGAATCTTCTAAAAATTCATCCGAATACTCTTTTAAAGATCGAAAAGAATTTTCATCTAAAATACCATCTTCATAACAAGCAAAAACTTCTCTAAAATCCAAAACTTTATTATAAATACGAGCTTGATCTAAAACACCAGCAAAAGAGGAAGAAGTACTCCCCCAAAATACATTACCAGTGTTAGAAATATCTGTATCAGTATTCCAACCCACTTCTATTGTATCTTTTAATTTATTCACATATAAGGAACAAACAAGATTTGTTTTATCAAAACAAAGAACTATTCTATATTCAATATTTGCTATTGGATAAAAATTAAAAGATTCATTAATAATATAAGACCCTAAACTTTTTGCTTCAATTTTTAGATATCCTCCGCTTATAAAAACTTTAATATAATTGGAAGAATCTTCATATTTTTGCCAAATAATACCTGTAACAGAATCAAAACTAATCATAAAAGATAAAGAAAAACTCTGCTTACCTATTAAAGATAAAGGAATTAAATTTCCACAATCAACATAAGAATTTGAACCGTTAAATTGTAAACCGTTTCCGAATTGACCTTCTACCCAATATGTGCCTGTAAAATTATGTAAAGTACCATTATTATCATATTTACTACTGTCTACAGCAATACTTCCTATGGATTCATTAAAAGCCCAAAATCCTATTTGTTGTTCATCAATTATACTGGCTACATCATACCTTCTATAATAATCCCAAAGAATATCTCCAATATTTCTACTCCATTCTAATTCTCCTTCTACACCATTCAAAGCAATGGGAATTAATCTTCTTCCTTTTATCACTTCTACCACAGACGGAGTATTTGTTCCTATATCCGAAGAACTTTTATCAAATAGGTAAGCACTATGGGCTAATCCTCTAAAAGAACATATTTTATCAGTAAAAAAATTATCAACAACAGATAAACTTTTATATGCATTAACTACAAGGGTCAACATGCCAAATAAAGTTTTACTAGAGTAAGGTTGATCAATCGCTATAGAAGTTGTTATTTTAATAGGAACCTGATATTCTTCTCCATAACTATGAACCATATGATGAACTTTATCTAAAGTATTCCATTCTTTTTTATTAACATAAGTTCCTAAAAATTCTTCTACCGGTCCTAAACAATGTCCTACAATTATTTTTAATTTATCTTCTGCATCTGGGTCATTCATTCTCAAAATATTTCCAGCTATATAAAGAGGACCTCCGTATGCTTCTGAAATAATTGCTCCAGATTCTAATATAGGTACAGGAAAAGTTCCATCATAAGTAGGTGAAGGAATATCTGGAACTACTGCTCCTAAAGCATAATCCAAAACAGTTCCTGCTACAAAACCTATTGCTCCATAAGTAAGAGCCGCCCCTAATGCGGTAGGTATTCCTATTGCAGCTCCAAGTAAAGCACCGCCTAAAGGCGCACCTACTCCTGTGGCAACTAAAGCTACACCTACAACTGCTCCAACCAGTGCTCCTATTTTTCCGAGTAAACTCATAATTAAACCTCAAGTTCCATAAGATAATTTTTAACAATAAAACCGTTTTTTTCTCCTTCATTTAAATTGTCAAAAGAACAAAGGATTTTTGTTAAATTCAATTCTTTTGTCCACTCTTTTACTTTTTCTAATAAACCATCAAACTGATTATATGAATAGATAATTTGAACACAATTAAATAACGGAGAAGATTTAATACACAAAGCTACTATATAACTTTTATTTTCTTCATCTCCAAATATACCAAATAAAGGATTCTTAACATTTGATACAAGCCACTGAATCCAACTTGATCGGTCATACTCAATATACTCCTCAATATCATCATTAAGTAAAAGAATAAATTTCATTTCTGAAGGTTCTGTAATTCGTTTTATCATTATTATTCCTTATTAATACCTATATGGATAAATCCAAAGAAATTTAAAGTATTTTCACCTGAGGGGCCCCATGTATTATTTCCAGAACAAGTTTCCCATGTAAAATCACAACCTTTCTTTATTTCAAAAGTAGAACCAAGGTCTATTGTTTCAATAATTCCAATATCCAAAGTAACTTCCCCGGATGCTCCATTACTGGAAAAAGATTTTACTTTTCTATTATAAATAGACCCATCTATATTAAGTTTTACATTACCATGTTTCCAAAAATTATCTGCTTCAAGCAAAGAATTTGTTTTAAATTTAGAAGTTGTTCCTTCGCCACTTACTATACCTTTTTTAAAATAGTAATTCTCATCCGCTAAATTTACAGTACAAAGTCTATCCCCAAACTTTCTTTGACAAAAAGATCCGTAATACTGATTTAACATTCCTTTATCCAAAGAATATCCAGAAACAGCAGTAATATTAATATTTCTACCATCTGAATCTGTAGGTTGTTCCATCTCTCCATAAAATACTTCATTATACATTTCAGGATTAGATGGTATTTCTTCTAATTCACCAGAAAGATAAATTCTTTTTATAAACATAGGTCTGCTTTCAAAATCAAAAGCCTCTATATAAGCATCAAAAGCAGAATCTATATTATCAAAATTTAAAGAAACTTTATCCAATTGACCTTCAAAAGAAAAATCCACATCATCTACTGTAAAAGTTTTGGCAAAATAAGTGAATCCGCCAAAAATAATATTCTCTTTTGCTAAAGCCCATCTTAAAGTAGCTCCATCTAAATATTGCTCTACTAAAATAATAGGCGTCTTTTGTGAAGCATCAATTTCTGTAATAATATTATTATCAAGTTCTTTCATTATGGTTTCCTAAATCTTAGGTTAACAATTAAGCTTGCTACCATTTCATCCCGTCCTCTCCGCTGGTTGAAGTTAACTTATATTTTGTGCCCTACTGATTTCGATCCATTTATCAGCCGTTGCGCTGTACATAAAACAGATCGTGTCCCTCACAACCGCTCCTCCTGAACCTGTCATACTGTATGCCCCGCCTACCAGTTTAAAAATAGCGTTAAAGGAAACCGTCCACGTTGCCCCTGCTGGTTGATGAAAGACAAAGTATAAAACTGCCCCGTCAATAGTGTTTGTGGGTGCGCCTATTGTCGTGCTTTCAGTCAACGTGTGATAGATATTCATTCCGCTGGCGCAATTTATAGCGACCGCAGCGGTAGCCGATAAAGGAGCTTGCCACTTCTGCCCAATCCCTGGCGTAGCCTGCAACCCACCATTTGTCAGCCTGTTGAGTGTGGTGGTCGCTGCTGTGCCAAAAGAGGTCTTTCCAATCGGGAAGTTCAAGTCGTAGGAGGTTATTTTGCTTTGCTCGTAACCTGTTTCGATTATGTTGTAATTATTACCACCGATTGTCCAGGGAGTTGCCGACACGGTTTTGGTAGAATTGATCATATTCAATCTTACTTTCGACGTAAGATCAAAGACAGCGCGGGTCAACGTGGTTATGTTTACTGCATGGTGGTTTAGATTCGACACGTTAATCTTTATAAGTGAATCCGCTTGGTTGGTTAATCTAGAAAAGTCAAAAGCGGAATCCCTTGCCGCTGCCCCAAGTTGGTTTAAGCTCACACCGTCAAATGAGATATTTTCTACATTGACGTAATATGATGTATCATCCGCTTTTAAAAAGTATCCTGTTGCAGGGATCTCAGAATAAACATTTTCAAACCCAATCTTGGTAAGACTTAACACTTTTGTGGAAGGACAAAGGTCGATCCCGCTGGCGCAAGCTTCGATTGAAATCCCGTCAAAAAATAATCCCCTCACACCATCAACAAATTTGACCCCACTCGTTAATCCTGTTGAAGCATCAGTAATGGTAAGATTTTTAAACTGATTGGAATTAATATTTACCCCGCCTGTTTCTAAAGCAGTTGCGGAAGCGTAACCATATAGCTCAACGTCTTCAAAAGAATTTAACCAAGATTCACCGATTAAGGTCATTAACTTTCCGGTTGCGAAGCTCGACCTTACGTTTTTAATCTTGCCCTCTCGCATACCGTTTATGTCAAGACCAATCGCCGCCCGGCTACCTGTAGTGTTTGTGCGTAAACCAACACCTTCAATTTCAGTCCTGTAAACTGCTGTGCCATCACCGACTTTTAATATAGTCCCGCCTGATTCAGAAGATATGATCCTTGACAACCCTGGCCCAAGTCCTTTAAGGGAATAATCGTCGTCATCTATAAGCACAGCACCATTAGTAAGGTAATCATGTTTTGATAGTTTCGTTGGACCGGCAGCAAGGGACTTATTTATTGCTACCTGGTCAGCAACCCCGTCAAGTCCAAACCATTCGGGTCTTGATTCCTTTAAACCTGTTACTGAACCCGTTGAAGCCTGATTAAAACATCCTGGCGACCCTTCAAATTTAGGGCAAAGGCTAAGATTCAAGGCGTAAGCCACAAGCGTAATCACCGCCCCGTTCTGCACTTTCAGGGCCAGGGTGGAGGGTGGAGTAGCATTATCTATTAATGTAGTAGATTCATCAATAACCAAAGTAGTTTTTATTGCTCCTATAGCTGTGATAATCGCTGTTAAATTCGTATGGAACTTTGAGAAAGGGACTTCACCTTTTTGATTTACGGAAACTAAAATCCATCGTTTCGTGCCTGCATTATAATTAGGAGAAATAACATCAGGAATACTTTCAGTAGCTCCAGAATCAGAATCCAAAGAATAAAAATAAGTCTGATCTCCAGGAACAATAATTATTGCTATATCACCGTCTTTTAAAGTTTTTCCTGAACCATCCCCTACTCCATCTGATCCATCAAGATTATCTAATGATCCTTTTGCACCTGTATTTAATGCGTTACCAGTGTAAATTCTAATTTTTGTATCATCTGCACCAAATACAGATAAACTACTGAATATAAATAATATGATAAAAATAATAAATTTTTTCATTTTTTTCTCCTAATCCTGAAAAATAACATCAGTTGTATCTTGAAAAATAACATCTTCCGTATCTTGAAAGACAATAAGACTTTCTTTAAAAACAGGAGCTGATCCTAAAGCCTTAAAATAAACACTAATATTAAAAACATTTCCACCGACTTCAGGTGTTTCTTCATAATAACCCATACCAGAAGCTTCTTCATCATAATTTACTGTGAACTCATAATCAGAAACATATTCTGGAGGAGTAGTCCATGTAAAAGATAAATGTGGACCAAATTGACCTTCAAAATGACTTCTTAATAAATTTCTTTTTTCTAAATTAACATTACCAAACACAAGTTCAAATTTACGAATAAATTCTATTCCAGTTCTATACACTCTCCTAGTGAAATTCTTACTATAAGTTACTTCTACAGGCATCACTGGAGAAGGTGCATGAACATAGTTTGGTTCATAAGAGAAATCAGCCATTTAATAACCTCTCTGAATAACTTGTCTTAAAGGATGATCATTCTGAATTGCATTTATTACAGTATCTGGACCCATTGCTTTTACAACTACTTGGGCTGTTATAGTAGAAACCTGCGCCATTGTCCTTCTCATCTGCTCTTGATCTAAAAATGTAGCTCCAGCAAAACTGTTTGTTATCTGAATTTGTTTTCCCCCGCCCATTGCTTTCATTTGCTCTGGTGTTAATACTGATTCATTCTTTTTCAATATAGCAGGCATTTCATCAGAACGAATTAAACCAGAATGTAATCTCGGAGCACCTACAAACATTTCAGAAGGAACACTTCTAGTTACATTAGAAGAACGAACACCTCCATGTTTAACAAAAGCAGAAAAAGCAGTGCCTGCTCCCGGAAATATAGCATTTACTCCTGCTTCAATTGCTTTTAAAACAAGCATACGCACAATCATCTTAGTTAACCAAGCTAATGTATCCTGTGCTAAAGCTGCAAAAGCTTCTTGCATTGTCTTTGCACCAGTGACCCAATCAGCTACCGCAGTACCTATTCCATCAGCAAGTTTAACTCCGATTTCTTCTCCAATCTGGATCATATATTCACCCCAAGATTGGATATTTTTTCTGCTTTCATTTATTCCGTATTTTAATTGTTCTAACCAAGTTCCTGTAGCTGCTGTCTTTCTTCTTAAAGCTTCTTCATACTCTGTTTCTGTAATAAGATTTTGGTCCCGCATTTGTTTATAAATAGCCATCCATTCATCTGAATATTTAGCTACTAATTTTAAACGGGCTTTTAGTTCTTTATCTTCACTCTTTGTTATTTCTTTTGCGGTAAGTTCTGCAAGTTCTTTTTTTCCTGTAGCTATTGCTAATTCAGCTTGAAGAACCTGATTTAAAGCTTTAGATTGATCCTCTTCCCCGCCTTTTCCGCCTTTATAAAGATTTTTTACATTTTCATATAAAGTTTTTCTTATCTCTAAAATCTTTACTGCCAAATCAATTTCAGATTGTTTTTCCATCTCACGAATAGTATTTAATTTTACTCCTGCTTTTAAAGCTTCTACTACTTTACCTTCGTACATAATTTTAGTTTGGAGTTCTTCTATCTTTATTGCTCTCTCCGCAATATCTACTTCTACACCTGCCATTTGAATAGCAAATTTTCTATTCTCTTCCAATCGAATTTTATTATATTCAGAAGCAATGGCTGCTTTTTCTTTTTCATTATAACTAGTATTCTTTACTAAGGCTGCTTTTTCTTCTTCTGCAATATCAGCTAAATTTTTATTATGAGTAGCAATTAAGCGGTCTCTTTCTGTAGCCGCTGATCTAACTTTTAAATCAAGTATCTTTTTTTGAGTTTGGCGAGTTAAATTCACTTCATCCTCAGCAGATCCTTCTAACGCCGATTTCTTTTTTGCTGCAATGGTAGCATCTAGGCTTTCTAATTGCGGAATAAGAGTAGTAGAAAGTTTGGCTATATCATCTGCATCCAACCCAAAACCCTTCAACATCAGTTTTGCATTTTCAGCCGATTTACCAGTTCTTTTCGATGAATAATTATAAAAAGTACTCTCTATAACTTCAAAAGCTTTTTTAGCATCCTTAGCCGCTTGAACATACATATCTTTTCTTTTTTGAAGTTCCGGAGTAATTGCTACTCCTTTACCAGTAAATTCTCCCATTGAATAAAAATCTGCTTCATACTTTTTCATTTCATCCAAATACTTTTTATAAATATTAACAGATTCTTGGATATTATTTACAGATTTAACTCTTTCCTCATCATTTATAGCTTTTAAAACTCCTAAATAACCTTCATAAGACAATTTCATATTATCAATTAAACCGGATAATTTAGGATAATCTTCTTTCAATCTCTGTAAAGTAGCTAAATGTTCCTCTGTTAATTCTGAGGTCTTTTTCATTTTCTCTACTTGGTCTGTCATTAATCGACCATAAAAATTTAAAACTCCAGCTGTTCTTTTAGTTTCTTCATACTGTTTCTTCATTGCTTCCGTTGCTTTTTCCGTTGCTCCTGCAAAATGTTTGTAAACAACAATAAGAGCCGAAATAGCCACTGTAAAAGCCGCAACATAAGGATGTGACGCTATTAAACCAAAAAATACTTTCAAAGAAGGTAAAATAGTTAACTGTAAAATTTTACCTAATAATGTTAAAGCAATGCCTAGACTGGTCAAAGCAGTAGTAAGAGTGACAATTTGTAAAATTAAATTACCTATAGATGAACCAGATATATCAATTATAACTTTTAAAAGACTTTGAAATCCATCTACTACCATTTTTAAAAGATCAGTAAATCCTCCTTTACCTAAAGTGATTGCTAATGCCCCGAAATTATCTGATAAATTCTTTAATTTAAAAGCCAAACCTTCTGACTGTTTTGCTGCCATCTCCGCAGCAACACCTACTTCATACGTTGATTTTAAAGCTTTTTGAAATTTACCGCTAGCAAATGCTTCTGCTAAAATTGCAACGGATTGGGCACCTCTTAATCCAAATAACTCAAAAGCTTTTGTCATGTCAACAGTAACACCATCTGCCTTCATAATAACTTTTGATAAATTTCCTAAAGCTTTTTGATAACCTACCGTTTTTGGATTAATACTATCTAAAGATATTCCATACTTTTCAAAAGCTTCTTTTAACTTACCAGAAGGAGCAATCATCCTTGAAAACATCTGGCGTAAACCGGTACCTATGGTACTTGCTCTCATACCATTATTAGCAACAACCATCATAGAAGCGGCTACTTCATTTAAAGTTAATCCTACTTGATAACCTGCTGCACCAACATAGTTAAAAGCTGTTCTTAATTTCTCCACGTCCAATTTAGAGTAGTTGATTGCAACAGCCATAATATCCGCTGCCTCACCTGCTCTTTGTGATTCCATTTGAAAAGCACGGAGAGTAGTTGTTAAAAGGTCAGAAGTTTGTTGCAAACTACTTAAAGTACCAGAAGCTAATGCTGCCGAAGCAGAAACAACATCCACAGCCTCTCCTGCATCAAAACCGGCTTGTGCAATATACACCATGCCCTCGCCAATTTCTGTAGCTGAAAATTTAGTCGTTCTTGCAATTTTCAGCATCACATCTTCCATTACAGAAAGCTGGGCTGTAGTAGATCCTGATACCGCTTGAATATTCTTTAAAGCTTGATCAAAATCTATTATCTCTTTTATTCCTTGTTGAATACCAGAAGTGAATCCCCATAAAGTTTTGGCAGCAAGAGAATAAGCAGCAGTTACTTTAATAGCTTGCGCCATTCTCTTTATACCGCCTTCAACTTTACCTATCTGCTTATTAAAAGTTTGGGAAACATCCCCTTGCTTCTTCATTGCCGCAGTGGCTTTATTGGATGCCGTTGTAAGTGTATTTAAAGATTTTGCTACTTTGGTAGGTCCGTCAGATAGCTGGATAACTACCTGACGGAGTAGTTTGATCTTACGGATAAGCTCGTCAATACCCTTCGCATAAAATATTGTACCTAGACCTATTTCTCTATTTGCTATTGCCATTTATTTACCTTTCATTAAACAAGAGAGGTCTTAGACTCAGCAAGTGCTGATTTATGCGCTCTTAACATCTTTTCCGTTAATTCTTTGCGATCTTCTAAAGACATTTTTTCATAATCTTCAGGTGATCGGAAAACAAAAGATTGTTCTTTTGTTGTTGAATTATGCGCTGTTTCGGTTGGGAAAGTATCGTCTATTTTTCCTCCATGTAGTGCAACTTGGATTTTTACTTTCTCATTTTCCCTTTTTTCCCACTCATTATACAATACTTTTAACTGGCTTCTTGTAAGTCCTCCTTCTTTGAAACTATATCGGAAAAAATGTTCGAAACCGAATTGGGGATATCCGGAGAGGACTGTGCAAATTGCTTCCACAGGAGAGATAGACCTTCCCCCTCCAGCCCCAGGAAGCTCTGTGCTTTTTTTGCTATCCCCCCGAAATTTTGCGTCAAAAATTGTGTCGCAATATCCATAGCTTGCTCATTATCAATTTCAGAAAGCAAATCATCCGAATACTCATCAATAACCTTTGTTAAAACTGTTCCTATATTTGTTACAATATACTGAATAAGAAATGAAACAAAATCTACTACTTCAAGGGTATCGGTTTCTGCTTCACCTAACTTTGCTAAACCTTCCATCCCTTCTTTAATCAAATCTAATAAGTCTGTTTCATCCTTCAATGATAAAGGATACATTTTAATTTTCCGAGGATTTCTTATGCCTACTGTGACATTCAAAATCCTCGGATTAAGTTGATTTAACTCGTTCTCCACGGTTTTCATTTTAAACTCCTTCTACTTACTTATGAAACGGACCAAAAAATTCGTCCATAAGGTTTATTATCCCAAACAGCATTCCCACCATCAACATTAGAATCTGCCCGTTTTGCTTCAATCATCATAGGAGTAGCCAAAGGCTCCTCTGCATTATGATCTAACTCAACATTAGACAAAATCTGAGCCCTGGGGAAAATGATCTGCATTTTATTACTTCCATCAGGATAAGTATAAACAGACTCCAAACGAATAAAAGCTGGAGTTTTGACAGTTCCTAAAGAAATTTCACCAGAATGAGCCGCAGAATATTCTCCAGAAGCACCATCTAAACCAAGAGCATAAGCAATGTTAGCCGGGGTAATTTCTTTAAAAGCAACTTCCATTGAAGCTTTCTCACGAATCGGATAAGCAGCATCCTCCATTAAAGGATAACCAGACTCCAATCTGAAAAAGTCAATAGCAGATACAAATTTAGTACTTGCCACAGAACCAATTGAATTGCTAGCAGTCAAAACAGGAGCAACACTTGCAATATTGGTTCCAGACGATCCTAAACGAATTTGCGCCAATCCTATAACAGGAGTGGTTGTATTTTTTGTAACAGGTCCAGTAATAGCCATATTATTTCACCTCCCTTCTTTTTGAATTATCTACGGAGAACTTCGTTTCCGATTGGATTTCGGCAAAAGGTAAAAAGTTGAAAACATTCCATTCTTTGCAACTTCTCCTTAAACATCTCATTTTAATATTTCCATGAATCAAAATTTCTACAGGAGGAAAATCTTCCTCTCCTTTTTTTCCAAACATAAATCTAAAAAGACCGTTTGGCAATCTTTCAATAATATTTTTACCACACACATCACATTGTAAAAAAACTTTTTGATTGCTCATAATTTGCTCACAAATCCTATTCTACAGGTTAGCATTACATACTTGGTTTCGTCCGGAGCTTGCATTTCTTCTGATTCTAATACATTTAAAACTGTCATACCGCCAAGTAATGTCCAAGCTTGATCTGAATAGCTTCTATAAAAAGGAATACTTCCACTATTCGCTGTTAAATATCCAACCACCTTATCTCTTAATTGTGCTAATTTAAAACCTTCATAATCTTTTCTCGTACAACAAAAGATCATAATATAAAATTCTGTCCAATCTGATATTGAAAAAGAACCAAGATCAATCCCGACCCATTGTAAGACTTCTTTAGGTTGCCCTGTCAATTTAGGCGTTCTTGCCGAAGTATCAAAAGAAACAGGTACACCTTCTATGGTTTGAACTGTATCTATAAAATACTTCTTTATAGAATCCTTCACATTTGCTTTACGAGCGGTCGGATCCAATGCCATTAGAATCAATCTCCTCTTTCAAATCTAAAATAAATTTAAAAAATGTATGGACAAAAAAGTGATGAGCTTTTACACTTAAAGGATCTTTTTCGTCCAAAAGTACTTCTGTCCTCTGTAAAATATAGAAAAGATTTTCTATATCATCAGAAGATAATCCAATAAGAAAATCCATCTTTATTATTTTCTTATCAATAAGTTCCATTATTTCTTAATTCCTTTAATAACAAATTCTTGAATAGATTCCTCAGGTGCAATACCTTCTTTTATCCTATTTTTAAGACTCTCCATCTCTTGTCTCAATTTCTTTTTTGCTAAATTCTTTAAAACCTTATGTTTAAAACATAACTGCAATAATTGAGAGGCTGCTACCCAATACATAAAAACAGAAACTAATAAAGGATTTTCTTTCTCTTTATTTCGGAGTTCTCTATTCATGACAACAGACCAAACACCCCATTTTACATCAAATCTGGACATACCATTCTTCTTTGCTTCAAAATACTTTACATCAATAAAATCTAAATACTTTTCAGCTTCTTCAATATTTATCTCCATGATTGTAAAATCCTTATTAGTCCTTGGTTAGCAATTCTTGATCTTCTATCAGAAGCTCCAAATTCTCCTTCTGTAGGTTCGAATAAAGGTCTGGGCGGTTGTTTCCCATTCTGACCGCCTTTTTCCATAATAAGTGCATAACTTAAAATTTCTTTTGTTGCTCCTTTTTCCCCTACACCAAACCAAGATTTCCCTCCAGAATCTTGAATCTTAGGAGGAATCCCTACAAAAAATTCAGACTGATCTTTCCATTGTACTATTTTCACTTGAATAGCTTTTAATAAATCACCATATAAATTCCAGAAATCTGATTTACCTTTACCTTTACCGTATTGTTGTTTCCATTCTGAGTAACGCTCATTATGAGCCGGATAAGAAAACTTTTGACTTGAAATATTGGAAATCAAATTTTGTTGCAAAGCATAAGCTGAATCCTGATTAATCTTTCTGCTTGCGTGTGGTATATTAGCCATCAATCTATCACAAGCGGTAAGAAACTTCCTTTTATCATTCGGATTTAACTCAAACTGTAAAGAGAAAGCCATTTAAACAAGTCTCCATATTTAATTCTTTCCAATTATTTGGTAATAACCCAAATTCAGGTAAAACTATACTTGATTTAAAAAATCTCGGTTGTATACTTATTTTATCATCTTTCTCTTTCTTATATAGCTTTACAACATCATACTCCGCATCAGCAAATGAACGGAGAGCTACGGTCGCTTGTTCTTCTATCATCTCATCATCATAAATCAAAAAGAAGTAAGGACTATACTTCTTGGTACTATTTATCTGTAAATTATTATTGACTAAATATACATCACCTAATATATGGTGTTTTGAAAAATCTTCCCAAATAAAAGGTTGGTTAAGATTTCTTTCCGAATTAAGAACAAATAAATCTAATTTAAATTCATTCATACTTCCACCAAAGTAAAAAAACCGTGTGATCTTTCAGGATGATGTTCTTTTAATCCTGGAAAACTAAAAGTAAAATCTTTCACAATCCAACCACATTTTCCGAAAAATTTCATCCATTCTACCTCACTATAACAGACAATGTGAGAGGGATCAAGATTATTTATTGAAGATCTATAAATTTTATTATCACCAAGAGGAATAATTGCAAAGAGAGTATTTGTATTTAAATTTCCTGTTAAAAGTCTTTGCAAATCTGGTAAAGAAATATGTTCAAAAACATCTTTAGCAATGCAAAAATTAAAAGGTCTTCTTGGTAGATAATCAAAACAAAAATCTTTTACTTCCGGAGGAGCACAAGATAAAGCATAAGGACTTATATCATAACCAAAAGCTTTTCTATGAAGTAAACGAAAAGCTTTCACTAAATATCCTTTGGAACATCCGTAATCCAAGATAGTATCCTCAGGAGTTAAATTAAAATGATCAATGAAACGCATAGCTAAGGAAAGAGTTTCTTCAGGTAACCAACGGTAATTCTGATAGCAACTTTTACCTGTTTCTAATCCGTTTTCAAAGTAATCAATATCGTAATGCATTTATATCCTTTCTTCAATCTGATTAAATATATGATTCATCAAATTAATTGATATTCCGTATTCTTCACCTTTAATCCATTTTTGATATAAATTATAACAATTATTTGTTATATGGTCATATTGTTCTTGTTTTGTGTCCATTACTAATTCAAGGTCTTCAAAAGCCTCATCAAAAGTAATATAATGCTCATTCTCAATCAAATTTGGAAAATGAGTTTGATTTCTTGTCCATCTTGGCATTAAGCTTACTGTTTTCGCCGCACTACATTCCCAAAATCTTGGAGGAATATCAATGCTATAAATCCATTTATAATCTGCTGTAAATAAATGGTGAGCTAAAACATTCCCTAAATCATCCGGATGAAGATAAAAAATAGAGAAACAATCCTCTACTTTCTTCATGTCCACATATCCGTGTTTATTAACAAAAGTTTCTGTTAACCAATAATAAATAGGAATACATTTATTATTCCATCTATGATTGTTCTTATTCTGAAAAGTGGTTTCATCCGTAATAGGCCAAGGAATATGACCATTATTACATTTCTCATAAATAGGAATATTTAAGTATTCTTCATAAGGAAATCTATTATTATTTCTGTTCCATATTTCACAACAATTATCACAAAATCTATGATCTGCATCCATTTTAGATTTATGATAATCAGCCATAAAGAAACCGGACCATTTACTTGTTAATCCAAATTTTAAAAAATTAAGAAACAAATGAAAACGTAAATAATGATTTCCTCCCCTTACAAGAACGTCTCTTTTCTTTAAATAGTGAATAGGAACAATATTATATTGCTGCCACGGAATATGAGGCATAGGTATAATTTTATTGTTTTCTTTCAAGTTACAAAAATACTGCCATTCTTTATCTTCCATGTAAGGATAATCATGTTTATAATAAGTTAAATCTTCACCTATCTGGAGTTCTTGTGAATATTGATACTTTGGAATTCCGCTAAATTTAAAAATAGCATCTAAAGAAGAACAAGCTTCATGATCCCATCTATAAGCTTCACTTAACCATGTGCTATCTGTAATATCAAAAGAACCAATAAAGTTATTATCCTCTTTTAATTTCTTAATAACATCTGATTTTAAATGTCCACTGAAAGATAAAACTATTCCGTTTTTCGCTTCATCAAAAGAGTTTATCTTTTTAATAGTCATTCCTTTAGTAGTACCATACTTCAATAAAGGAGTTAAAAATTTATGAGAAACATAATCATGAAGAAAAGGTTCTGGATCATAAATATAAATATTTTTCATTTTACGGCCTCCATATTCAAAGACATTAGAAGACCTTCTTCTTTATCCATATGGGGAAGATACGCTTGGGAATAATCATCAAATTGAGCATGTTCCGTCTTTCTCCAATCCCATTTTCTTATTTCAGTAAATCCTACTTGTTTTAATAACTTGGTTAAAAACATTTCATCAAAGACACAACAATGAGAATCTAAAATAAACCTTTGTCCTCCAAATAGAAGACCAAGTAAAGGAACCAAATCTTTTTCTTTATTATAGTACTCAACAACAGCAGAGAAACTGGGAACCGCTAAACGAAGCACCCCTCCTTTGCGTAACAACGAATGCCAATGACTCAATGCTGCTACTGTCATGTTTCTATTTATATGCTCAAGGACATGTGAACTATATAACAAATCAAAAGTTTCAGGTTCGTAAGGTAAAGCAAGAGCAGAGGCATAAAGATCTGCCCGAACATTTGAAAATATATCCACATTGTCCCATCCGGGGAAATAAGCTTTTCCTGGACCTATTTGTAATTTTCTCATTATAAAAAATTCCTCATTTTATTAGGATTCAAAATTGAATCTACCATATCATTCTGATTTGCAAAAACACACCTATCACAATTAGCTGTAGGAAAAGAATTTACTTTAAAACCTTGTCTATAATTTAAAAGAAAATCATCCATAGTAGCTACTCTAAATTTTTCATGAAATACTCCTTCAGATCCTGAATTAAGAACAACAGAACTACAAGGATAAACAAACTTATCATGAAGAAGAAACGGTTTTAAATATCCCCACCAACAGTTATCTGGTTTCCTAAAAATCTTCTCTTGAAAGAAAAACGGTTCCCCAAATTCACGAACAAAAGCTTCACAGATTACATTCAATCTTTTTTCATCTTCTCCAGGTAAACAATCCGGAACAATGCGGACATAAGAAGCATGGTACTTATCCACCAATTTTCTTATTCTTTTACCATATTTTAATATGTTATTTATATTTTTAGAATGAATTACAAAACTGAATCCCAGTGTACCATTAATTTTAGGTAAATCAATATCGTCACAATACTCCAACGAGTTTAAAGAGACTCTTAACCAAGTTAATGAATTTAAATTTCTAGGACTAATTTTCTCTTTAAGTAAAATACCATTTGAAATTAATCCGACTTCCAGATCAGATTCATAAATACACTCTATCAACTCATTAATGCTATGATACATTGTAGGATCACCGCCACCAGTGATTTCTACTGTTTTAAGTCCTGTTCTTTGTAAAACATCAATAAAATAAAACAATTCATTTCTATCCAAATCTTCATGTTTACTCCTTTTGCTGTTAGAACAAAAGGAACAATTCAAATTACATCTTGAAGTAGGGGCAACTTGTAATGAAACAGGAATAAATCGTCCTCTCTGTAAAAAATGTATGACTTCCGGATGTTGTAATAATTTTATTCCTGTAGAGGTAAACACATTTCTTTTATCCATTAATTTTCTCCTTTATGAGATTGTAAATCTTTTTATGTCCATTTGCATTCAAATGAGCATCATCAATAGAATCCTCTTTACACTTGTTCCAAGTATCAATAAAATAAATTTTTTCTAAATTTTTTAGAATAGAAGCATAATTAATACAAATAGAAAATCTTGAAGTATTTTCTAAAGGTTTTGGATAAGCAGGTCCTACCACAATGATTCTATAACTTTCTAATTTTTTTAAACAAAGTTCAAACAACCGTAAAAAACAACCGGATGGAATTATATTCCAAAAAGAAACATCTTCTTTATCCATACTTAAAGAAATATTTTGCAAGTATGGTAAAATAGTTTCTTTAAACAGTTCATCAGCATCATGTGAAAGTAATTCATTTAACCAATAGTATAAAACATGATAGGATTTTCTAGTAACAGCCTCAACTATTCCTACATTAATAATTATCCAAGAATTATCTCCTCTAACAATATTTCTTAGATATTTATTAACATGCCAAATTGTCATTCCTCTCATCCACATACCGTTAACATCATAATCTTGTTTCAGTAAATCAAGATAAGATTCCTTAGAAGGAGTACAGCACATAGAATTTCCAAAAATAAAAATTTCTTCCTTCATAAACCTTCTTTCTGATACAAATCAAAATAATAATCTTCTTTATGGTGTTTCGGATAAGTATGTCCATATGGATCTTTAGAATGAAGCATAGCACAGACCTTACCAATGTAATCACGCTTATCTTTACTTGCTGACCTATGAAAATGATGAATAGGCGGACAAACATCTATATTACAAAAAATGCCTTTAGTTGTTACAATCTGTTCATGACAAATTCTTATATATTCCAAAGGAGCATTTAATCTTGTCATTCTTGCTTGAAAATCCGGAACTATCCGTATATCATTATTTGATTTAGTTTTCTCTTTATCAAACCAATCAATTCTTGGAAAAGCAACAACATCAGAAACGCTTTCATTTAAATAGTTTTGAACCCATTTCAAAAAATGAATGTCTTTTTCATTGATTCTTTCATCAGCATCAAAATAAGCCATCCAATGAGCTTCTGGAAAGTTCTCTTTACAAAGTTTTCTTAATTGATTTCTTGCAGGTCCGTATCCTTCTCTTTGAATTATATTATCTGTAATAACAATAACTCCAGCAGCCTCTAAAATCTCTTTTGTTCCGTCAGTAGAACCGCCGTCCACAACAAGAATGCCCAAATCAGTAACTTGTTGCATATTCTCAATCCAACCTTCTAAATCATTGTTCGCTTCCATTAACATATTTGAAGCAATTACTAAAGGTCTCATAAACCCTTCCTTTCTATAAAATCAATTGACTCTATAATTTTTTTAGGAGAAATAGAACCAATACAAGGCAAAGGACAATCTCTAACACTTGCAGAACAAGGCCCTAAACCAGGACACACTTTTACATAATCAGGATCTAATATAATAAGATCACCTGCTGTTTGTTTTGGTTGAACTACCCTGCTATTACTTGAACCTGGTAAAGTAACTTGAGAAACACCTAAAGCACCTACTAAATGTGCTCCAAAAGTATCCACAGTTAAACCAAGTGAAGCTCTCTGGACTACCCAAGCTTCTTGTCTATAAGTTAGTTGTCCTCTTAGATCAATTTCTGCTCCTGCAGGATAATCATCATGTCCTCCTAATTGAATTGTAACATATCTATCTTTAATCTCATTGCATACTATTCCAAAATATTGGTATTCTCTAAAAGGTCTATCTGCTCCTGCGGAATAAACAACAGCAATGGGTCTATCTACTGAAAGAATTTTAACTGAAAATTCAGAAGGAATTTCTTGAGGATAAATAAAAAACGAACCAGGTTCTACTTTTAAAATTTTCCAATAAAAGTCCGACAATAGGGAATTTGAGTTTCTACCCCAATGTCCTGGTAAAATACGTTGCTCATGTGGATTGTAATAAAAATCAAAACGAGCAGGCAAAGAATCATCCCAAGAATAAATATTTTCAATATACGGATTCCCTTCTAAAATATTCATATATTTTTGAGAAGTCATGTAATTTAAAGGCAAATCCGGATGAAGTTCTTTCAGTCCTTTCAAACATTGTGTAGTCATTAGAATGTCACCAGCACTTGCTTTTTGACCAAATAAAACACCTTTTATTCTTTCTACTCTTTGAACCGGTTTCTCTATAGAAACAACATCTAAAACATCATTCACATTAGAAACACTTGCTAACCATTCTTTTCCTCTAAGTAAACCTTGTTCAGAACATTCTAATCTATATTCATCATTTAAATACATAGTAGCCATTGCTTCCGCTAATTTTTCAGTATTACACGCATGAGTAGAAGCATAAACAACACCTTCAGTAATACCTCCTATTGGTAAAAGAACTCGATCCGTTCTTTTAACAAGAATGCCTGCATCCCATAATAACTCAGGATGAGCGGTTGTATCCGAAGCAATAACAGGACATCCTGATAACATTGCTTCTAAAACTGTCCAAGATAAACCTTCTTGAAAAGAAGCATTCACTAAACAATCAATTGCATTATAAATTCGGATCATATCCAATTGACTGTAAATTTGACCTTCTTTTTTAAGTAAAATTGTATGTGGAGGAAAATCAAGATCAAACACAGCTTGATTTATATTATAAACCCCTTTTGGACCTTGATTTTCTGTATGAAGATATAAAGCAGTATTTGGATTCTTTTTATGGAACAAAGAGAAAGCTTCTAAAACTCTTAAAGGATCTTTTCGTAATTGATTCTGACCAATAAAACCAAAAATAAACTTGTTTGCTACTTGAGAAAATATTTTACTTTTTTCCATCTTCTTTTGCTCAACAGGGAAAGAAGTAAAAATCTCTGAGCCAAACAAAGGTGGTCTAAAGTAAGTAATATTAGGATGATATTCTTTTAAAAGATCTTCTCCATACTGGGAATAAACTAACGGAATATCTATTGCATTAATCCAACCTGCCCATTCTCGTCTGTAATTTTCAAAATCGTAAGGAAAAAGAAATACCCATTTAAATTTTTTAACTTGTCTTAATTTCACTATTTCAGGAAAAATAGAAGCATATCTCCACAAATCTATTCCTACCATAAATAATACATCAAAAGAACTTGAATTAATAACTTCTAACAAATGGACATTACCCCAAAAATCACCGTGTTTGAAAGAAGGGATAATAGTAAAAGGCATAGAATGAAATATAGAATCTCCTTTTATTTGAGACTCACCTGAACCAAAACAACACACCTCGTATTTATCAGTATCAACAGATGAAAGTAAAGCATTCATCATATTAGAATTACCAGTAAATGCGTAAGGTGCTTCACCTACAAATAATATCTTTTTTTTCATTTTCAACCTCAGTTGATTAAATAGTTTAGTCTATGGTATTTTCAGATAAAATACAATAATCTACAGCCGGAAAACGAAACTTTTCAACAGACTCAACTTTATAATACTCTCCTGAATAAGGAATATAAATATCTAAAGGACGTATTCCTACAGAATGCGGAATAAATAAAAACAATTTATTCGTTTCTATCTGTCCAATTCTTTCTTCTTGCAAAATATCTGTACCTGCGTCTGTATCTGCAATCACAGCATAACATAAATTGCTTATTGATTGATATATGGGCTGTAAAGCGTATGTCTGCAAGTTTCTTTCTTCCCCGCTAACTCGCAAAACTTCACCGCTCACATTGCATCTATAAAAAACAGTTTCTTTCTTTATACAGGTATTTTCTAAAACTACATCCGTAACATTCATTGCAAGAAAAAATTCAGAATTTACTACTGTTTTAACAACATCACCAGGAATAATCTTTGTATCATAAGGTAAAACACCTTCTAAAAAATGCTGTCTTACAAAAGGTTTTGTAATCTGAGAATTGGATTTAAATTCACCCTTTTCTCCGGAGATTTCTTTATCTCTAATAATAGACAAAGAGTATCCGGTCTCATTTAAAATACCTTTTATGTCTAAAGCAATGGACAATTAATTAGTCCTCATCAGAAGGAGAAAACTCCGGTTCGTTGCTTTCTTCATAAGTCAAATCGTTTCCCACAGAATCATATTGAAAACCTGTTTTTATATATGTACCAAATAAATGAGTAGCTGATACATTAGCAAACTCATCAGGTCTTTCATCTTGAACAGCGGTAAACGCATCATCCTCACTTTTTAAAACAGCAACAAGATGGTCAAATCTTTGTTGAAATTTAGTTTCCCCGTGCTGTATCTTATCAATATACTCATTTTGAAGATATGAAAGTAAATGGCGTTTCGCTCGACGTTTTAACCAAAAAATTCTAAAATTAGTGGTTACAGGCAAACTCCAAGTTTCACGCTCTGCATCATCAATAGCATTATCATAATCAGAATCAATAAATCTATCCGATAAACCTTTCATTTCTGAATATAAAAGTACTTTTAATGCAGAATCATCCATTTTATACCTTTCTCTTTACTAATCTAGATTTAGGTTTTTTCTCAATTTTTGTTTTCGCTTTTCCTGCCTTCTCACTTTCTGCGGCAGGTGCAGACGGTTCTTCTTTCTTTTCTGTTCCAGGAAAAGGATCAGTAGGAAAGTATCTAAACCATTTTGCAAGGACTTTATCATACTGTCCATGCGCTACTAAAATTGTTCTATTTTCTACTTGAGAAACAAAAGATTTAAAAGCATCTGGTTCCATAGCTTTCCAAGAGGCACTAAAATCATCCGCTTCTTTCTTTCGTTCTTCTGCTTGTTTTGTAAAATCAATTGTCCCTATAATGGGAGCAAGAATCGTTATAATTTTTGCTCCCATCCGGGCTTCTAAAACAAGCTCTTTAGGAATATTAGGGATACTGTATTCACCTGGATGAAAAACAGTATCCCCGCATTTAAGTGTTCCATGTAATTTAAGCTTTTCGATAATCACGATTGCCCTCCTTTTAAACTGATACCGGTGTGTTCGGAAAAAGATCAACCACAAGAACAATTGATTCAATTTCGTCTTCCGGAGTAGTTCTCTGAATTTTGAAATTACAAGTAAAAATATCACCTGCATTGTATGAATTAGCAGAAGCGTTCACAACCGCTTGGACAATAGCAGTATCACCGATAACTTTAGTAGTTTTTTGTGCTCCTGCTTCTCCTGATACACCTGCAATTTTTGGAGTAGTTGTCAAACAACTTGATCCATTAATATAAACTTCCCCGCTTATATTCAAAGCATCTGTTTTGTCTGTTCCACAATTACCAACAGACAACCAAATATTTCTAACCCTACCAGGAAAATGTGCGGTTCCTAAAACATGATTCATTCTCGATACAAGAAGCTCCCCTGAGACAACAGCCATCAAGGGAGGTTCATTGTATAAAGAAACATCTTCCACAAAAGCCACTGAAGGATTTGGTCTATTCATCTATCCACCTCCTTTTTAGGCTGCAAATGTTAATGAATAAATAGCATCCCGATGATACAAGACGGGAAGACCTTTATTCTGCACACGCAGCCAGATTCCATCAGGATCCCAGTTTTCTTTTGTATCAGCAAAAAGACCATATGCTCTATTTAACCCGTAGGGAGCTTGAATAAATTCCGCAATCTTAGAACCTTCTACTGTAGAAGCCATCAACAGAGTTTTGTTATTAGGCATAAACGGTAGGGTTTGCGTAATCTTATCTTCTCCAGCCCTAAACGCAGCAGTGGTTGCTCCAATAGTAAGAGTACCTGCTTCTGTACTAACCGCTGAAACTGTAACTGATTCAGAAGTACCAGCAGAAATATCATGAAGAACAGCAGTACCAGTGGTAAAATCAGCGGCATTACCAACATAAACCGTTGTCCCACCCGCAGCAACCGCGGCTGTCAAAGTCTGCTCAATAACATACTTCTCATCATAAACAACAATATTAGGAATACCAAGCAATTCGCCAAGAACCCTAGGACGAACTCCAATAATACCTCCGGCTGATTTTCCGAAAAGATCACCGTTCCCAAAATTAGATTTAGAAAGCAAAGTCTGAATAGAAGAATCCATTGCCATCACTTTAAGCGTATTGCTATTAATCACCATGTGATCAATAATACCAGTACAAGAGTCAGACACTACGATTTTAGCATCCATAATATCCCCAACAATATTCCGTTGAGTCCCGTTTGTCCAATAGTAATTAGCACCCAAAGTAACTTGATTTTCAGAAGGAATTGCATAATCAATAGATAGTTTTACCCCGCCTTTATCGCTATAAGTAATTTCACCATTAATAAGCATCTGAGCAAACAAAAGTTCAAGACGCCTATCACACCTATTACGCATACTTCTAAACTCTCTTGCAATACGTCTTTTGGCGGAAAGATAAGTAGAAGCAGTTCCTTCCTCTCTAAGGTTATTCAAAAATTCCTCGTCATGATACTCTTTTTCTCCCCAAAAAGCAGCAACCGCTTCATTCTGAGAAACACCAACCGGAGCGGTAACTTGTGAAGGAGAACCAGGAGCCTTCATAGGAGTAACACCTCTATTTCCTATTTGACTTTCCCATTTAATCGTATCAGAATCAGCATTATCCGTACCAAACAAATTAGAAAAAAGCATTGAAGGGGGTGTCATAAACTTTTGGATAAGTTTATTAATCCTCGACAATCTTAGATCAGGTATATCACTTGCACCTCTAGGCATACTAAATCACCTCCCTTCTTAAATTTTAGTGTATTGACTAATTAAGGACGCACTAACATCCGTTCTTGCATTAGAATCCATATTGAGCAATACTCCAGTATAAAACAGAGCATTACCAATAACCAGATTGCCCAGAGCACCGACTGAATCAGTACCTACTCCAGTATCTCTTGCCGCTTTTAAAACACCTACAGCAGTTTCAGAACCTTCTACACATGCATAAGCAAAATTTGCCGTAGTGTAATTCTTACCAGAAGCAACTGTGAAAGTAATAGTTGCAATATGACCGTAAGTTGTTCTATCAATAGTGGTAATTGCACCCACATTCTCAACAGCCTCTCCAGAACCTTGTAGCAACAGATCATCACCAACAATAAACTTATAACTGTCCTCCATAGTAACAATAACAGTATAAGCACCGGATGTATGATTAGACACTATATAAGCTCTGCCCGGAGCGTCTTCTGCTCCAGTAATAGTAGCATGAGGATCATACGGAATGTACTTTCCTTTATTTGTGCTACTGGCACTGGTGTTAACACCAACAACTGTCCCTACTTTAATAAGACCATAACCTCTTTGCATTGTCATAGGAATTTCAAGACAAGCTTCAGGGTTACTGAAAAATAATGCCTGGTAATCTACCTGGTCATTATGATAAACATGCGGAGCATCTCCTCGACTCATATTATTTCACCTCCCTTCATTATACTTTATAAGCTGTTTTTTCATAATCAGGCGGATTAGAAAGATTCCACATAGAACTCAACCATGCTTCATCCGTTGCTTCTCCTTCTGATTCATTTCTACCAGTTTTTCCCATACCCAATACTTTAAATTTTCCTGTATGGGCTTCCCAATCCGAAACTTCTGCTTTTACCGCTTCTTTAAAACCACTTTCATTAAATACACCTTCAATAATGAAAGTCTTTGCATCAATTTTAGAAATACCCTGAACCTTTGATTTGAAATCATCATCCGGAAGTTCGCTATCATTCAAAACTTCTTTCCAGATTGACTTCGACAAAGTTTCAATTTGAGTTTTTTCTAAAGTCTGCATCCTTACATCCATTCCCTTAACTGCCGCTTCTTTCATAAGATTCTCTTTTTCAAGAGACGTAATCTTATCTTCCAGTTCTTTTTTCGCAGCATCTACCGCAATTTGTTTCTCGGCTTCTGCGGCAACTTTAGAACTTTCTACAATCTGAGCGTATAGTTCCGGGTGTTTGTCCTGCATTTCTTTAAGATCCATAGTTGTTTTCACCTCCTTTTTTGTTAACTTAGATTTTATATATAAAAACGCATCATCCACAGACATTACTTTATCTGCAAATCCTGCGGTTACTCCTTCCTGCCCTTTAAATGTTCTAGCCTGTGTTTTAACAACATCTCCGCTTTCCATTCGTCTACCCTTAGCCACTGCTCCAACGAAATCAAGGTAATGTGAATCCACCATCTCTTGAAGTCGTTCTTTAGCTTTCTCCGACAATGGTTTATTCGGGGAAAATAATGTTTTCTCTGCACCTGCATAAACCTCCGTTACAGTATATCCATTTTTCTCATCAGCTTTTGAAAAATCAACATGCTGAATTATAGTACCAACAGAACCAACTCCTCCTGATCTTGTTGTAAAAATCTCATCTGCCGAAGAAACAACACCATATGCGGCAGAATAAGCCGCATCATCAATAATAGCATAAACCGGCTTACTTTTATTTTCATGAATATAATCAACAAAATCAACCATCCCGGCTGCTTCACCACCTGGACTATTTGCTTGAAAAACAATTGCTTGAATATTAGGATCAGTATTCGCTTCAATAAAAGCCATCTTCATTTCTTCATAAGAAGAAAAACCAAAACGCTGATCAAACCATCCGGCTGATTTATTAAAAATAGGACCTTCAACAGGAATAATTCCTACTGATTCTCTAACTTCTAATCTTGGTTTAAAATTAGAATCTGAACCGATACTAAAAGATTGACCGTTTAAAATAACAACATCTTCTTTAATTTCAGCAACAGCAAACTCTTTAACAAAACGGTTTACAAGCAAGGATAGACTTTCAGGAAGCATGTCCATCAATTTGTTTGAAACACGTTCTAAAGAAAGAGCTTTATTTATCGGAACTATCACTATTACCTCCTTTCTTTTTCAATTTATTAACACCTGACTTGGGTTTTTCACCTTCTATAATTTCTTGTCTGGATTCTGCCGCAAGTGCATCCGTTTCTACTTGCAAAGGCGGATACTTATCATCTTCCTCTGCTTTTCGTAAACGAGCAGTTCCATAACCAGAAATACCTATTTTCTTAGCAATAGTTTTATTCGGAATACCTAAACTCGCATTTAACGGTCCATGTTTTGTTCCAAGTAAACCTTTTGCTCTTGCTTCTAAATCTAAAGTTTCTGATATAGGAAAATCAATATCAATTAAAAATTCAGGAAGGACTTGAACCTCCTTAAAGATAGGTTCTTTTTCTTCTCCTACTTTTTTCCATCCAACGGCTCTTCTAACAGGAAAAGTTTTAGGAAAGGATGTTAATCGACTTTTAAAAAAGAAAATAGCTGACCAAAAATCATGTTTCAAAAATCTATCAAAAAAAGCAACTTCATCCGAAACACGATCTGACATAGGTCCTCTAGAAGCTTTTACAGAAGCAAATGTTCCTTTTGCTGAACCTGTCATAATATCAGAAGGCTCATTCAATCCACTCCCCACCATTTCAAGAATATCTGTATCTTGATTTGAAATAGTATTTAATTTAGGATTATGAACTTCTAACTTCATCCCCGGAGGTAGTACTAAACTTCCACCAGGTACTTTAGGAGCCATTATACCTGTCTTCTTTTTCTCCTCATCTGTTAAACTCATCCATAATTTAAAAGAACGAGCATCTTCAATAGAGAATGTCCACAAATAAGCTCCAGCTGACTTCTTATGATCTATTTCATATTTTTTCAAATTTTCATAATGATTCAACCATTCTAAAACAGTTCTTAAATAAGAAATAGAACGCTTGGTTAAAAATCCCCTGTCCCAATAAAGAATAAATCTTCTAAATCCACCGAACTGTTTAAATATAGGAACAGCAGATTTACTACTTTTTTGAAAAGAAAGACTAAAATCATTTAAACCGGATACATTACGGAGTTCTGGATAAAAGGCAAGATTAACACTTGGGACTTGATCATACTTATTTGTTTCTGTCCCAACATTAAAATAAAGAGGAAAAGAAGGTTTAGTGGGGTGATAGATTATCCCCGATCCATCATCCCCACCATTTGCAATAACTTCCGGACCAACAAAATCAACTTCAACAAAACCGTCTTTATGTAAAGTCAAACTAAGGAAAAGTTCTCCTTCAATAAAAGTTCTTCCAACATATTTAGGTAAAAAATGGTATAATCTATTTCTTTTATCATAAATAATTTCATCTAAAACATCCTGAATTTCAGGAATCTCAGAAAAAATATCAAAACCAAAACCTGTTAAACGACCTTGTAATCCTCGAATAGCTGTATTAACTTGAGGATTCTCATGAAATTTATTCCAACATTCTTTCTGAAGGGCTTCTCTATTGGCATCAACTTCTTTTGTGGTTGCAAGAGAAAACCCATCAGCATCAGTAGCAGGTCTTGAATCTGAATAATATTGCCAAGGAACAGCGAAGGATATTTTTTCCAGAACTTCTTCCGGAATGTCTCTTAAATAAGTTTGGATTTCATCTGGTAAAAGTTTTTCAGCCATAGTATCCTTTTAAAATTTAAAGTGACCTGATACTACAACAGAAAAACTCAAAGGTAAAAAACTAGGTATATCTACCTAACAACCCTGAAGGAACTGACATTTCACCGAAACTTCTTTTACGAACTCGTATTCTAAAATCATCAACCCCGAGCATTCTTCCGCCATATAAACCCCACCCTATTGCATAAACAACATCATCCTGAATACCATATCTTTCACTCTTTTCTGTACTTCCGAACCATTTTAAATCTACATCATGATCAAATTCTTCAAGTTCTTCTATTAATATATTGTTTGATTTAGAACCAGGAATACCTATCTTAGATGGAAATTTAATTCGTCCTTCTTTCCCGCATTCAAGCAAAGCTTTAAAACAATCTTTTTGTTTTTCATAATTAGGATGAATAGGAGTAAACGGTATTTCTCTATCTTCAGACCATTGTCCTATATCCCAAGCTCCGTAATGCTCACTACATAAAGAATCAATTCCTAAGAACTCATTGTGAGCATATTCCATACTTTCCTTTATAGTATTAATAGAATGCTCAGAAGAAACAGAAAGGACTAATAAAAAATAAATATATTGAGGTGCTGTAGGTGTTCTCAAATAAAGAGAAGGATCAGATTTAGAACCAGGTAAACCTTTTGCAAGGACTACTCCAATGGTTCTTGCATTACTCGCAGTTGAGTAAGGATCTCCAAAGTCTGTTCCTGCAAGAATAACCCAATCAGTATCAAATCTTTCTCCTAAAAACATTAAATCATCTAAAGTAGCTGCTTTAGGTCTTCCTTGTCCATCTGAAAGGGTGTATAAAGTATCAACTGGTTCAAAACAATCAATTATATCTCCTAATCGTTTCGCAATGCCTTCTAAACTTCTTTCATTACTAAATGTTTTCTGCTCAACACTCGTCCGCATATCAATCAAATGTTCTTTCTTATCCAATAACTCTTTAATTTGAGCATGATCATAAAAAGAACCTTTTGCTGAAATAATACTCATTTCTTCAACCATCGTATGGGAAAAAACTTTATGAGAACCTGCTGACCAAGTATTCTTAAAGTATTTATCAAACTCACCAAAAGGAAACTTGATTTCATAATCATCTAACTGATCTTGATCCATATGTGGATGAGAAAAATCTTCATAATTACCAGCAGGGGAACACCGATAAGAAAAATAAACATTCTTTGTTTTACCTAAAAGAACATTACTATATAACTGATAGAGAACATGCTTTTTTGAGGAAACAGTAGAATCAATAACACCTAAAGCATTTGGAATATTACGAATGGAACCATCTAACTGGGTGAAGAAGTCTGGTTTCTTCATAGCAAAGATTTCAGAGAAAGTGTACCCAGTAATGTTTGACACAATACCTGTAGCAGTTGAGATAGGACGAATTGTTGACTGGATACGTCCTCTACTATCTTTCATCTGAATATATTTCTCCTTAATATTCATTTTCCCACCAATATCGTTTAAAAGTTCTGGTGAGTTTAAAATAATATCTCTCATCCATTCAAAATGGACAAACTTGATCTGATCCTTACTATTTGCACCAAGAGTTATTAATTGTCTTGGCCAGTTAAAGAATTTCCATAATTGAATAAGAACCGCAAGAATTGATTTACCTTCACCACGCATCCAACAAAAAACAATAAGTCTATAAAGAAATCTATGATGATCATCCATCTGCAAAGCTTCTTTAAGAACCATCTTATGAAAGTCCCAGAGGTCTTGATAACTCCTTCCTGTCTTAGGATTCTTCTCTTGGGGTAAATCACCTAACGGCCACCAAATTGCTATTTCTGATTCAGTCGGGTAAATAGGTAACCTAACCTTATCATCACACCAAGCAATCATTCCCTCTCCGCCTGATCTATATGTAATTTCTTCTACTTCTTTAACAGCCTTCCGTAAACCGTTTACCGACATTCTTTCATCCTTTCCTTAATCTTTCAATAACTTCCTCTAACAAATCACTTTCATGGCTGAAAACATCATATTTCGACCAAATGTGTTTTAAAAGAAGGTCTGCTAAATGCTTATTTGTGAGGTCTTTTAATTTATCACCTACATTAAGTGACGTTATAATTGCCTTTGCTGTTTCTTTTGTTTTCCAATCCATAATTTATAATTTCATCCTTTCTCTCCTGACCTTCTGCTTACAAGCATTTATACTTATGCCAAGTTCCTTTGAAATAAAAGAATAGGATAACCCATCTTCTTTCATTAGATAAGAAAGCAATGTTGTTTCTTTCTGATCCTTCACTTTCTGAATATCCTGCATTAACTCATGATCTTTACCAAAAGCAATGATGAACCGTCGTCTAACTGCCATTGCTGTTCTGTTTACTCGTTTTCCTATTGAGGCCCACGATAATCCTTTACTCCTTAGCGAACGGATATCATCGTCAAGCTTTTCCCTTTTTAAAAAGCGATCAACTACATACAAACAATCTATGCAAAAAAGGACACGATCTTCTAATATGAGTGTTCCTCTACATTTTGGGCACAGTTTAATCATTTATATTCCTTTAAAAAATCCTCCGACTTGTGCTTTAGCACTCCCGAACTATCACCTGGGCTTTTTACCATTACCCTTTTACAAGTCGGAGGAAACTAATTATTCTGCATTATAAATCCAAGTATCTCGCATTTCTCCTTTTTCACTCCATTCATCTTGCTTATTTCCAAAATCAACTTCATCCGTCTTTACCGCAGAATAAATTTTATCCGTTTTTAAAGCAATATTTCCGATGTAAGTAAAATCAACACCGAAAGCCGCCTTACCTTTATATTCACCAAAAGCAGCTTTATATTGTTTCCCGTTTGGGGTTACAAAATATTCTTCCGTAGTCACTAAATATTTTTGTCCTCTAATCATTTTTCTACTCCTCCTTATCTATTTTACCAATCTCGTCAAAACTTCTATACACAGGCTGGGGCTTCCGTCCGTCTTCAAACAAAGTTTTCTTTTCAATCACGGTCGTATTCTCTAAGTCCTTCACCATAGTAAGAAAGAACAATATCTGGTTCTCTACTGTTCGGAATTCCTTACCCGCTCTTTCTTTCAACCATGTATGCAGTCCTTTATCCTTAATCATAATAGTAACCTTCGCTACGGCTTTTTCTTCCCGTGCCCGCATAATTGATTCACCCATACACTCCTTACAGGTGTCAACATACTCACCTTTCTTTCTACCCTTCCGATTATATTCCTCTTCCAATATCTTTTCCGTACCGCACACCTTACACTTTCTCCAATTCCGTACTTGAAGGGTCTCATCCTCATCCTTCACTTCAATACTATGGGCATATTGAAGCCGAAGCAAACACTCCGTACACTCCGGTCCATTCTTATCCAAACCCTTCAAATGCCGTTTACACTTCAAACAAGGATTTCTCATGTCTTCACCTGCCTCCCGCCTTTCTGCATCCGGGTATAATAATCATCCGGATCAGTTAAATTAGCACCTCTGCCCGACGGACTCTTATCTCCGAAGTCCAGATAACCTTCCCCCAAACTTCCTCCGAGATTCAAGTCCCTCCAAGCACTTTCAATCTGTTTCAATGTCTCCCGTATCTCCTTATATATTGGGTTGGCTTTCCTTCGGCCTTTATCATCCGTAAATATAACAGTATGAAACGTGGCCTCCTCTATCTTCATCCGTCCTAACATCTGGTACAACGGCATGAGATGCATTCCGACTCTCCACAATGTTCTTGGGTCAATTATCTCATCCTTCGGGTATGCTAACATCACCGTATCCGCTACACCTTTCAAATACATGTCCATCACCTTACACCGCTTATTCGTCCGGACATCCTTATTGAAATGACATGTGGTTCCTTCATAAGCCGGACAGCGTTCCGTGCATTCTTGGACGTAATCCCAAGTGTATAACGGACGGACTACGGATTGCTTTTCTTCATTCACGGCTAATCCGGATATGAGTGAATCGTATGTGGTTGGTACTCTGGTTACGCTTTGCATTGCTTTTATTGCCATCTTTTGTACTCCTTTCATATCTATTATTCTATGATATTCATCTATAAATGTCAAGAAATAGTTTCGGTTGGCATGTAAAAAAGACTCAGAGCATAGGAAACTTTGTGTTTTTGAATTGTTTTCATGGTTTTTCATGTTTGGATGGTCTATGCTTCACTTTTACTCATCCGGATTGCATTTTTTCAGGTTTCCTTTTATTAAATCCCTGTTTTTCTATATTCGTTATTTTTAATTAATGGTTTAACAGGATTCGTTTTAAAATGATAATGGTCTGCTGCTATTCGTCACGGCTATGCTTCACTTTTGCATCTGGTATAAATATTTCGGCGTGGTCCCCAAATCACTATTTTCCGAACTTTTTGAGATGAAACCAGGGGGGTTTTGACTGTTTTTTTGTACGTCTGATAACGAGTATTATGTAAACTACTTTCATAACCTATTGATATTATTAGATAAAAAAAACTGTATCATATTGAGACAATACCGTCTCGTATAACAACCTGAGACAACTGATTGAATGAGTCAATCAGATGATGCATGATAGTCATGATACATGATAGTCATATCATATTACTATCCGCGCTCCACTACCAACTCACCTTCTCTTATCCTACCGCCCGTAAACCGCACGAACAAATGAATGACATTCAGATAATATAGAAAGTATTAATCTATGTAGAAAGCAATAATGAATATCATTCAATTAATAAATGAACAGAGTGTTAGACAATGCATGAAGCAATATAGAATGAGTTAAGTAATAATGAATGAGTAATAGAATGAATTATATTCAATGATTGATTAATAGTTTATTAATTTGTTTTATTTAGTTTATTATTATTAATTATATTTTAATGAACGAGAATTGACGATATATGAGAATGATTGATAAACGTATGATTAATAGTACTATGATTATAGATAGTTATTTCGGGCATAGAAATTATGCTTGTGTTAGTATTGACTATGTGATTATCGTGTCATGTCGTTCATCTGAATAAGTTGTTATTGATTTTATTACATTTTTTTAGTGTTATTTGATTGATTAAGCTTGTATTCATTGAGTGAATGCAGAAAAATGATATTAATTAAAAAAAAAGTGATATTAATTAAAAAAAAGTCTTGACTCTGTTGATAAAAGTATGATAGTTCTGTAATCAAGTTATTTATATGATCTTTTAGATTACTAACATGATGAAAAAAGCAACAAAACAGAAATTAGCTGCTTTTGACTCTTGTTAGAAAATTTGTTCTTTGACATATCAGTTTATTTTTAAATAGTCTCTTGCTTCATTTAAACGTGCTTAACAGCATAGAAAGTGAGACTATTATGAATCCAAAAAATATAGCAAAAAAAGATAAGAATAAAGATAAGAATATTGAAGTTGAAAAAGACGTTGAAAAAGTAACAGACGTTCAAGATTTTACGTTTGAAAATGCTATAAATTATTGTAAAGCATTTTCTTTTTTTGATGAAAAAGATAGTCAATGTTCAACGTGCGATAACATTGAAATGAAAACAGCATGTAAGTATTTTTTCGATATTAAGCAAGCTGAAAAAGTAAAAGAAAAAGCGTCAAAAACGTCAAGTCGTGAGATTGATTTTTTTGATAACAGCTTGACGAGCAATGCACATGTTATCAATGATTGCTTGCTTTTCAGTCGTTTGACAATAAAAGAAATAGCAGAAAAAGCTGCTACAAAAGAAAGTCGTGTCAATTCACATTTGTCTTATCTCAAAAGCAAACAGTCACACAAAATGCGAGTCTTGAAAGAAAATAAAAAAGTGTTTGTTGTTCTGAGAACAGAACATGAAAAGAAATTCAATGATTATTTTACAGCATTGAAAGTGAATGAAAGTAAGTAAATTGTTTTTATTAATTATCAAGCAAGAGACTATTTAAAAATAAACTTCAAACAGAAAGTGAGATACTATGAAAATGTTTTTTTATGCTGTTTTAATCACTTCTATTTTATATCTGGAAATGATTATAGTTTTTTGCATGTAGAAGTAAAAATGAATGATATTCATTAGTTGAATGTCATTCATTATCTTTGGCTTATTTAATGAATGAAGTTCATTTATTATATTTATGATATTTAATGAATAAATGGTGTTTACTAAAGGCAATTCATTTTCTGAATGGTGATAATTAAATGAACGGTATTTATTTTCTGAATATTTTCGAGGATTATTCATTTTCTGAATGGTATTCATTTTCTGAGGCTTATTCATTTTCTGAGGCTTATTCATTTTCTGAATGGTATTCATTAACTGAAGCTTATTCAATGTTTAAATACTATTCGATAATGAGGATCAGGAAGTAGTTTTGGTCATATGGGAAAGTGAAATACCTCCGGTGTTTTTGTAATATTCCTATATTAATTTTCTTAACCAGGTTATGGAATTCTAATAAATGGTTTAAAATATGAAAAAGAAAAGGAATTAATTTTGGTTATTATTTAATTCCTTGTTCTTTTCTCTGTTTATTGCTTGGTTTAGATAATGATTGTCTGAACCTTTCTATTAGCAATGTTATCCTTTATCTTCTTTAGATTCTCACCTGCATTCTTTATCCATTGTATTCTATTATAAAATTCCTTTGGTTCATAAGAACAATCCTTATAAATAAAATACAGATAACAGGAATGAGGATGTCTTACTATTATTTGATCTTTATCCGAGCCACTTAAAAAATAATACTCACCTGAATTTATATACTCATTATATATTGCTAAACCAACTTCTAAAAACAAATCCTTCCTTGTGGCAACATTCTTAAAACCTACTACATAGATCTTACCGTCATTTTTCTTCACATATTCTATTTCTGTCCTTTTCATGTTTATTATCCCTTCTTTATTTTCAGTTTATGATTGATCTTATTTTAAGTTTTTATTCCTTTTGTATCTGTTTACTTATCACCTCCCTTCTTTGTAGAAATTCCATGTAGAAATTTTCAATTCAGAAATTTTTAATTCCAATATATAGTTTTACTCGTTTAATCCATGCTAAATACTCTATTCCAAATTTATTATCCCCATGAACCTCAATAACTCTGTTTTCAAATTCCGCTAAGTTTCCATGAAAACATCCGCAATTAACTTGTGTGTGTAAATCGTCCCAATAAATTTCTGTTTGATCTTTTCGGGAGCCTTGTTTTTCTGAAAAGATCCTTTGGGGATTTGTTTTAAAGTTCTGACAATCCTGACAACCCTGACAATACCGACAATCCTGACAACCCTGACAATTCTGACAATCCTGACAATCCTGACAATCCTGACAATTCTGACAATCCAGACAATTCCGACAATCCTGACAATTCCGACAATCCTGACAACCCTGACAATTCTGACAATCCAGACAATCCTGACAACCCTGACAATTCTGACAATCCAGACAATACCGACAATTCCGACAATCCTGACAACCCTGACAATTCTGACAATCCTGACAATCCTGACAATCCTGACAACCCTGACAATACCGACAATTCCGTAAAGTATTGCTATATTTCTCTGCCTCTTCTTTTGAGTATAAACTTTTATTCCAGCTATTGTTATTACTGTCCACCCAATAATTGTTTTCTAATTCCATTTTCATTCTCCTTTACACCGAAATCACTTTGTATTTTGCTTCCTTGACAAAATCCGTCAATTCCTTATACTGATCTGCTGTAATAGAACCCATTTCCTCATGAGCAACAAGAAATCCTTGAAAGAAATTTTTGAACTCTTCTTCCTTGAAGACAAAACCTTCATGCTCTAAATCTGACCCTTCTTCCATTTTGTATGCAAACACAATCCTGTCAATTATTTCTTGATTTTCCATTATTCTTCTCCTTTTTTAGAATCCTAATTTATATTCCAATTCCCGAAGTGCTTTGTCATACTCCGGAGGATAGTGATAAAATCCATCTTCTGTTTTGCCTATCTTTTTTTGTACCGCATCATATACTTGATGCATAATTTCTCCTCTATTTAAATTTTTGTTTTCTTCCGCGATCCTTTTTACTAATTTTTCTGCCTTATTCATTTCATTCTCCTTTATAAAATTTTTGATAACCAACAAATCTGTTTTTCAGCAAAGCTTTCCACAATCTACGAGAACAAGTAAAATATAATGATAAATCATTACTGTCAATTTCCTCTGCTCTATACTCTGTCCAATGTTCCATTTTAATTCTCCTTTACACCGCAATCACTTTGTAGTTACTTGACAAAAATCTTGGCATGAACTGTTCTTGAAACAGTTCTTTGAAAACATCTCCGGATTTCTTAAAGATTTCTGGATATTCGTGTGTGTTTAAAACATCAATCATGTAACCTTGCGAATTTCTGTAAACCCCGGCACAACGTGTCACTTTGCCTGTTTCAATGTTTTTTACGATTACCATTCTGCTTCTCCTTTGTTTGATTTACTGTTTTATTTTGACTATACACTATACCTCATACACTTGTCAAGATATATTTTAAGGTAATTTTAAGTTATTTTTGGTCACTCTTTTATCTATATATGAACGCTTGTCTTGCTATGTCTTGATCAACGACCGTCGATTCTCCTCGATTGTAGAGAGTCGGTTTTAGTGAGGTTATCTGTAAAATAGTCTTTTTTTCGCTTGACAGTACTATTAGGATTATTGTATAGTCAATTTGTTCAATTATATTAATAGTTTAATAAATAGAAAAAGGGAGAATGATTATGACTGACAAAAAATTGTTAGAAGATATTAAAGAAGGATTAGAAGTTGATGAAAAGGAAAAAATAACACAAGAGGTTATCTATACAGCATGGTATGCCGGATATGTTGAAGGAGTAAGGTATAGAAATTTATATAAGGAAACAACTGAAGAGGAATGTGATGAAGCAAGGAAGTATATTCATAACTTTAAGGAAAAGGAAAGCCTTGTCAAAGAACAAATTAATTGGAAAGAAATTACAGAAGTATTAATTAAAAAACTAAAAATGGATAAGGATGATCTTGCATCATTTAAGGATGCGGTAGACGAAAAACTTTCGGAATTATAAATAAAAGGAGAATGATCATGACTGACACACAAGCAATAGAAAAAACAAAATGGGATTTTACTTGGAAAGAAAGTCTTGAGGAAATGATCTTTGAATTGGATCTAAAGAAAGAGGATTTAATAGAATTGAGGAAAGTGGTAGACGAAAAACTTTCGGAATTATAAATAAAAGGAAAAGGAAAACAGATAGGTTAGGAATAATCTATCTGTTTTTCTATTTCATCAGGACGGTCAAACACAATCGAAGGAAACTCCTGTAGGAAGGTACGATAGAAGGTTACAAAGAACTTTTTTCATATGGGAAAGTGAAATACCTCCGGTGGTGTTGAACTAAATACCTATTCAAATATCTATCTCTGCTACCATCTGCATGAAACAGACAACAAATCCTGAATCTAAAACAAATCAATATTCCTTAAACAAAGTATTCTCTGTTTCCTTATTTAATCTTTCCTTTTCCTAAAGTAGATATAAGATCCTTTGTTGCTTCATTTGTTTCCTCTGTTAAAAAGTAATCAAGTTTTCGGGTAACTACCTTTGTTTTTAAATCAATATTTATTTTTATTTCCATTTTAGCAATAATTTTATCATTTAATTTAAATAGGAGTGTTTTAACCTTTTCTTTTGTTGTTCCTCCTACCATTTCAATTTCTTTTACTTTTTTTGAATATACTTGACCTAAAAGAATTTGAAAACCAACTATAGAAACCGTTGTTTCGTCAAGAGCCTTCTCGTATGAAATTTCATCTCCTAAAATAGAAATGATGCTCTTTGACTCTTGCTGTATAAACCGTTCGTCCATTTGCATATCCTTTCGTTTAAAATTATGTTTTATGATCTGTTACTTCATTATATAATAGATGCAAAAACAAAAGTCAAACGGATAGTCATTCGGATGTAGAAATTTCATGTAGAAATTTTGGATTCAGAAATTTAAAAAGTATTTTTGTTGGGCATGAAAATAACTGTTGACATATATAAGAGGTATATTGTACTGTCAATTCAGATTTAAAAATGAATGAACTTTAAACAAAGGAGAAAGATTATGCAAACCAAACTATCAAGAGTATATCAGGATTTACATTCAAGAAGCATGAAGCACATAACCCATTATCATCAGGATTTAAATAAATGGGATTATCTTGCCATTGCAGATAATCCTGATCGTCCTTTTCTTCACTTCACACGCCCTACTGGTACTACAATAATCTGTTTTTATGAAGCAGAATGGTATCCAGTAGGACAAGTTCCTTATCTATTTGGTCATGCAGACAAGAATAAAATACTCCGGGATAAGATGCTCACATTAGAATATGTGTGGAAGAACTATGATACAAAAGAGGCTCTTTACTTTGATGGTAATAAATTTAAGAAAGTAGATAAAGGTCAAAGTGTAGAAATTTTGGAAAACTATACTCGATCAATTAAAAGTCAATGGAGGAGGGAAAAAAATGAAAGATAATAGTGAAAAGATTGTCCTTTCTGCTCTGAATTTTTATGGTGATATTTGTTATGAATATGCACAGCAAATATGGGGAGAAGAAGGAGCAGAAATGATGAGCAGTGGTGAAAAGGAGTTTTCCAAGGAAGATGAAGATATGTTAATGGGAGAAGCCCTTTGTATGGTATCTCCAAGACTAACGGATAAAGAAATAGAAACAGCAAAGAAATATTGGAAAAAATATTTTACTTAAAGGAGATAAAAATTATGAATAATCAGAAAACAACAAGGGAAATGATTAAAGAGTTTTTATCTGGTAAATACTATGCTAAAGATACAGGTACTCAATGTGATGCTGGATGGTATGATTGGTTCTGTAAAGATACACACTTAGCAGGAAAAACCGAAAAGCTCTATAATAAACTATTACAGATTATTCCAACTTATAAATTTGACATAGATAAAACCTATGTATTTTTCAAGAACAATTGTCCGATGAACGGTAGTCTGTATGATGATTTTAGAATTTGTGATCTAAAAACAAGAGAAGTAATTTACACAATAACGCCGGCTTCTGGTCATACTTCATTAAAAGGATTAGCTTATATTTGGGGAAAAGAAAATGAGTTTGAAAAACCGTTACTTCAAGGCAAATGGCAAGATATTATCAAATATTTCAGAGAAATCTAAAAAAGGAGAGGAGAAATGACAATAACAGCAACATATCCATCAAAAGAAAAAAAGTATAAATGTAAAGAGTGTGGTTATATAAAACTGATTAAAACTAACCATTATAAAGACTGTTGGTCATTTGGTAAATTTAATACTTGTCCGGAATGTCCACTTTGTCCGGAATGTGGAGGGAGAACAATATGGAACTGTTTAGAAAAAGAGCCAATAAAATAAAGTTACCTTTACAATTAAAAACAGCAAGTGGTAAACAAACTGTTTACAAATGTAAATGGGAAGATATTATATTTGGTGAGATTGTTTATTTGTTTGCAAGATGTTCAGGATTACCGTATGCTTTAGGTCCTTTCACGGTGATTGATGCACAAAAAAGATTGTTAAGACGATTAGATATTGGTTCAAGAAATTTTACACACATGGCAGAAGAACTATACAGAAAAGAATTAAAAGGTAATTAAAAATAACTGTTGACAGATATATGAGGTTCGTGTTATTATCTATTTAATTGATTTTAACACGAACTTTAAAAAAAGGAGAAAGAAAATGACCCAATTAGAACTTGACAAAATCATTGATAAGATCCAAAAGCTAATCGCTTTATCAGCAAGTCCAGTCGAAGCAGAAGCTAAATTAGCAATGGATAAGGCAGGAGAGTTGATGGCAAAGTATGAAATCTCTATTGCTGAAATCAGAGAAGCGTCAGGTAAATCCATAAATAGTGAAATTGAAAGCATCACTATTGACGGAATTGGAGAAACAAGAAGAACATGGGAAGATTTATTAGGATTGGCAATTTCAAATGCTTTTGATTCCCAAATTATTATGACCTCAAGATATGAAGGATATACAAAACAATGGCAGATTTGTTTTATCGGTCATAAGAACGATGTGGAATTATGTGTTTACTTTCATAAATTTTTAAGAAGACACACATGGGGAATGGCAAGAACAACTTTTTCTAAGAAAAAGGATCAGGATAGTTACTGTTATGGAATTGTTGATACATTGAAAGAACGGTTAGAAGAAATGTATAAAAAGAAACAACAAATGATGGATTCTACTTGCACAGCTTTAGTAGTAACTAAAAAAGGAGCTGTGGATCTAAAAATGAATCAAATGTTTCCGAATCTTAGACTAAAAAATTTAAACGCACATGCAAAAAATTGGAATGCTTATCAGAAAGGAACAAAGGACGGACATGATATAAATATTTCTCGTCCGATTTCAAACAACAATAGACAGTCAGCACAACTTGGGTAAGGAGGAATAATGTTAACAAGAAAACCTAAAATTGGTGAAAAACTAAAATTCAAAGAAGAAAAAGAATATTATACTGTTACCGGATTTAATAGTAAATTTCCAGATATACTCCATTGTATAAATCCGAATGGAGAAAAAGATTCTTTTATCTGGAAATTTACTAATACTTTAAACGTCCTTTTTACAATAGTGGAGGAGATATGAGAAACACAGCAGCAAATTTTCTGCAAAGGGTTAAAATACTAAAAATCTATATTAAGGAAGGAGAAATTGTTCTTGACTCTTATAATCCTGGAGATCAAAAAAGGTATCAAATTGAAATCCTTGATGAAAAAGGTCAATTGATAAGAACTCTGCCTCATGAATCTCACATTTCAGGACCGGAGTTCAGTTCATATTTAAGAGGATTAATGGATGGACTTGCTTATTACGAAACACACTTACTAAAGGATAAGCCATGATAAAAGAATCTGAGTTACACTATATTGAGATGTTGGGCCAATTAAAAGCAGCGCATGAGGTAATGAACTCTATAACCTCATTCCGTAATTGCCCACATAAAGAGAAAATTGTTTTAGCCAAGAAATCTATATCCGCAGCCATGGATGCCCATTGGGATTTCATCAATCAATATATAAGCGAAGACGATACATAGGAGGAGTTATGAAAGAAGTGGATAATAAAGAAATAACAAATAGGATTTATGATACGCTATTAAAAAACAAATTGTTTCCTCAAATTTTAATTAAAGACATAGAGGAGCAATTTGTTGAAGCTTCTAAAGGAGAAATATCTTTTGAGTACTTAGGTAGTGTGGTTAAAATAAAAATAACTTCTAATAAAATTGAAAAGGAGAAAGTATGAAAACAGAATTTGACGAAAAGGAAAAAGGAAAAAAGATTACTGATCTATCAAAAGTAGCATACCCTAAAGGATTGGTAAAAACAGGTAATGTAAGAAGAAGTACGTCAATTACTTGGTGGGAAGTTGAAGACCTTGCTACAGGTAAAATCTTAGAAATGGCAGAATAAACAAAAGGAGAACTATTATGGGAACATGCACTCATATGGGATGCTATCAAAGAGCAGAAACGGAAAGAGAAGACAGATTGAAAGCCAAAAAACAGACTTTTCATAAAAATGATTTTCCGGATAATAGAAAGTATAAGGAAGGAACTTATATTGGACACTTTTTCAGAACAAGAATAATTAATGGAAAATGCTATTTTCACAATAGATTTAAAGGAACGGAGGCAATAGAATGATTCAGATAAGAATCAATAAGGAAGAATGGTTTATTGATCGGAATACTAAGGGAGGATTTCTTGATGTTTCAAGCATAGATCCAAAAATAGCTTTTGTTCAAATTGACCCGTCAAGAGCAAATCCAAGGAAGATTATTGAAATGAACGGTGATAAAGAGGAATTAATAGAATTTTTTGACAGTATAATAAATAATCTTAAGGGTCTTTAAAATAACTGTTGACAGATATATGAGGTTCGTGTTATTATCTATTTAATTGATTTTAACACGAACTTTAAAAAAAGGAGAAAGAACATGACAGGGGAAAAAATAACAGTTAAATTTTATGGGATTGATTATTGGAATAGACCGGTGTTTGTAGATAAAAATCAAAACTTTTACGGTTCAACTGATATTTTATTTAATAGCAATGTTTCTCCAAAGGAAGTTCTTGATTCTATATCTGAAAAAGATTTAACTTACTTTGGAAGAGACTTTGATGGTGACCCAATAGGAACACCTGTTAAAAATATAAAAATAGAAAGATAAACAAAAGGAGAAAGAAAATGGAACACAATGAAATTCAAGATATTCAGACAGAGATCAGGGAAAGATTTCCAGATGTAAAATTCCCTAATGTTTCTATTCAACCCTTACAATTTGGAAGAAGAGAAGTGTTTCAAATTCCAGACAAGAAAGCAATAGTTATTGAGTTTGAAGGTTCTAATCCATTCGTTAGTGCAATCTGTACTGATTCCTACAGTCTTACTCCTTTTGAAATCACAGTTAAAAAGCTTATCGAAGCTTCGGATGAAGTTGAACAGAAAAACGGTCCTTATGAAGTTCACATTTCTTTATTAAAAAATGGTTCACGTTTAAGGACTTGGTCAGAGTTCAAGACAGATAAAAAGCCTGTAAAAAAAGGAGATGATATAATCACTTCTTTGGGTTTTCAATCCTCGTATGATATGGGTTGGGAACATACTCCTTTCTTCGGTGCATTAAGATTAGTATGCACAAACGGAATGACTTCTGGTGTTATTGAAAAATATATGTCCCATAGGCATGTTCAAACTTTAGATTTAGACAAACAGAAAGACGCTCTGTTAACTGGAGCATCTATGATGGGAGATCAATTAACAGAATGGAAGAAATGGACGAACTTAAACATTGACAGAAAAAGAACATTTGAAATGATGGAAGCATTACCTTTCGGTGAGAAACACAAAGAAAAGATTTTGAGTTTGCCGGAGACAGGAACAGGTGAAACTTTATCACAATGGATTGAAAACAATAAGGTAAATTATTGGAAGTTCTACAATATTCACACACAGTTCCTGAGCCATGAAGTAGAAAGTGAATTAGTGAAGATTGAAAAAGGAAAAGAAGTCAGTAATATTTTTCATAAAATGGCAGCTTAATCAGGAAAGGGGCCTTCGGGTCCTTTTCTCATAAAGGAGGAATACCGAAATGAAAGAGGTTACTGTTTTTACAATTTTGATATTAACCATATATGTAACAATAATCACAGGAATTTTGAATACAAAAATTAATAAATTGGAAGATAGAATAATCTATTTAGAAAATAGACAACCGGAACAAACAGTTATTTTACAAGGTATTAATAAAAATACCATTAAAGAGCAATGTAAAGTAACAGCTTATACTAACCGTATAGCTGAAACAAACAATGATCCTGATAATACTGCTATCATGGAGAAACCTGTATCAGGATGGACTTGTGCAGTTAGTGAAGATCTAATGCATTGGCTCGGCGGTAGAGTTTATATTAAAGGAGTAGGTGTTCGGAGAGTTAATGACTTGATGAACTCTAGATTTAAAAAGGCAATTGATATTTATACTGGTGATCATGTTTATGCTAAAAACTTTGGAAAACAAGAAGAAACTGTTATCTACTTAGGAAAATAGGAGGAATTATGATTACAAATCCTAATTTTTGGGATTGTGAATGTGAAACAAGATATATTCATTCTAAAAAATATTACGGTTGTTCCTTTTGTTTTTCTACTTCAGAAGAAGGTCCAGATTCAATAGAAGAAGAATTAATTGAAATAAATATGGCTATAGATAAAAGTTTATCTAAAACAGAGTATAAAGAATTGGTAGGAGAATGATTATGAAAACAAACTGGAACGGATTAAGTGAAGAAAAAAAGGAATTGTTTGCTACTTTTTATATTCATTTTAATAAAAACAATAAAAAAGGATATGGAAAACTGTTGTCCGGATGATTTAGGACTGCCTTGTGAAGAATTTTGTGGTATTTTATTTCCTGAATTAAAACTCTTTGAGTGTCCTTGTCATATCTATGGTGATAAAGCTTTTGATAAAGTAGAGGAGTTACTAATTAAAGATGGTTGGATAGAGAAGGAGGATTAATGAAGAATTTTACTTTTAAAAAACATATACCGGAAGGAAGATATAGATCCTTTGAATTAGATCACACAGATATTAAAAGGAATAAGAAAGTAGTAGGTTTTATAGGAGAATCAAGGAAAGGATTATGGGAAGAAAGATACCGTATCCACTTTCAAATTAAAAAAGAAATAACAAAAGAAGAACCTGCTCCTTTTAGATGGATAGAACTAAAAAAACGATGTAACACAGAAAAAGAAGCCAGGGAGTTTATTAAAAAAAATTCCGAAGAAATTCAAATATTATATGATTTATACGAACAGGAGAATGATTAATGAAAAAGCACGGTCAGAAAAACATGCATGTCTTGATATGCGTCAAGTGCTTACCGTCGATTCTCCTCGATTGTAGAGAGTCGGTTTTAATAGGAAATATCTGATTTTTATAGAAATTCTATAGACTGAAAATAACTGTTGACAAACCTATGATTATCGTGTAGTATCAATATGATAGAAAAAAAAACAAACTAACTAAAGGAGAAAAATATGCTGAAAAACAATATTGTAATAAAGAAGCCTGGTTATCAAGAAACAACGGAGCGACTTACATTTTATCTTACCAAAGAAGTTGCCCAAATTATTAGAAAAGAATCAAAATTGGATAATCGAAGCATGTCAAAATTCATTGAGGTTTTAGTAAGGAGGTCTTATCAATGAAATGCCAATATTGTACTGCCTTTCAAAAAGCAGTAGATAGAAAGTTGGTAAAACAAAATGATAAAACGGTTTATTCGGAAAGATTTTGTGATATAAAAACAAAGTATATTACCGGTGATAATTCTATTTGTGACATGTTTAGTGTATCAAAAAACTTCTGGTGCAATACAGACAATGCTTGGTTAGATGTTTCTGTTTGCTTGCATAGACAGAATAAAGGACAATGTAAATGTAAACAAGGAAAGGATTTAATTCAATCCGCAAGAAGACGATCTACCAATGGGATTATAGTTAAATCCCAATTAAAAAGGAGAGCATGAGAACCATAAAATTTAAAAAAGTAAACAATAACTACTACTCAGTGGACAGAAAAGACTCTGTTTTAGTTGCACCGGTTTTGATGTATCAAAAAGCCTTCTGGGTTAAAGGACCGTTCCGAAAAGAGAAAAGAGTTTCCGAAATACCTTTTATGTTCCCAGGAGATGCTAATAATAAATATATCTTATCCGGTAATATGAATAGAGTCCTTTCTTATCTGATAGAAAAGAAAATCCCTTGCGAGTTTGAGGAAGAGATCTGCGACTTTGAAGAAACGAAAGTTGAACTTGAAACGCTATTGCCTCGGGAAGACCAAATCCGGTTGATACGAAAAGGTCTTGAAGAAAAACAAGGAGTCATAATTAGTCCTACTGGTTCAGGCAAAACTATCATAACTATGGGGGTAATAAGTGCAATGAAATATTACAATATTTTATTGTTGGCTCATACCATAGATATTGTGAAACAAACGAGTAAAAAGATTGTAAAAGAAATTCCATTTTTTAAAGATAAAATTCAAGTTCTTGGTGGAGGTGATTCTGCTTTTAGTAAAGATTATCGGTTAACTGTTTCTACTATACAGACTTTTGAAAAGCAAAATCTAAAGGAACTTGAAGACTGGTTTGATGTAATAATAATTGATGAGGCTCACCATGTAAATTCTGTTAATAGTGAATATGGTAAGTTGCTATTACAATTAGATGCTCCTATGAAGATTGGTTTCACAGCTACAAAGCCTTCTGAAAGAGAAAAAGAATTGAGTTGTGAAGGACTATTAGGACCGATATTAGGAGAACTTACCAACAAAGAAGCTATAGAAAAAGGTATTATAGCAAAACCGTACATAAAATTGTATAAAGTTCCTTACGATCATAAAATAAGTGCTTCATTTGGAAAGTATGCAGAAATTTACAATTCTGGAATTGTGAATAACGAAATCAGAAATAATTTAATTGTTTCTGTAACCAAAGAGTTTATGGCTAAAAAAGAATCAGTTCTCATTCTTGTTACAAGAGTTGAACATGGAGAAATTTTAAGTCGGATGATTGGTTGTCCTTTTGTCTGGGGTTCTTCTACTGAAAAAGTTAGGGATGAAATCAAAGACAGTTTACAAAATAAGGATAATCTTTGTGTGGTATCTTCTGTTATTTGGAAAGAAGGAGTTGATATGCCTTCTCTTGATGTTGTTATAAATGCAGCTGGAGGTAAGAGTGAAATTCAAACTATTCAGTTTATAGGAAGAGGATTTAGAGTCACGGAAACAAAGAAGTCTTTTACTGTTGTGGACTTTTTTGATAACTCACATAGATTTTTTGTGGAGCATTTTGGCAATCGTTTAACAACTTACTTTAACATGGGATGGATGTAAAGGAGAAATGAAATGAAAATCAATGAAGAAACAAAGATTTTGGCGTTAACTGAATGCTGTATTTTGTGGGATAGACTTGCTGAGACGGGTTCTTCTAGTAAAGGATGGATAATAAACGATCTTTGGGTAGAAGGTAAATTATGGAAACATGTCTATAACTATAAATGTCCTTTTTGTGAATATCTAAGAAATGAAGATGATGAAGCAGATATAGCGGGTTGCCAAGAATGCTTATGGCCTGGAGATAAAAATCAAAGGATTAGATGTCAACACGGTTCAACAAATCTTTTTAGAAAATGGATGAACGCAAGCGAGGAAGAGGAAACTAAAAGAGCCGCCAGAAATATTTTAAACATGTTGTTGAAAATTGAAATCTAATGGAACTCACTCCTTTTGACATAGAGAAATTTGATGTAGAAAAATACCTTGATGATAAACATATTCTTTATCAACAAGAGGGTGAGAAGAATATTGCTGAGGGATGGATTGGTGTTAACTGTCCTTTTTGTCCTGATGGAGATCCCTCACAGCATTTGGGAATAAACCTATATTCAAAAGGAATTAACTGTTGGAGGTGTCCTGCCAAGGGAAGTATCACTAAGTATATAATGAAAATTGAGCGTAAATCTTTTTCCCAAATCATTAGTCTAGTGAAAACGTATGCAAACACTCTTTCACTTGAAAATCTAAAGAACTATGACAGGACAGATGCGGTCCTTGTGAGGAATTTGAAGCATGACTTCAAGCTTATTTCAGAATTACAAACAATCCATAAACGATATTTAGAATCCAGAAATCTTGATGCAGAATATATCTATAATAAATTTAAATTGAATTGTATAGGACCTGGTGAAAGAGACTGGTCAAATCGTTTATACATTCCAGTTATACAAAGAGGTAAAATACTTTCTTATACAACAAGGGCAACAAACAAAAATCCTAAATTACCATACAAAAATGCTCCGGTAGAATATAGTGTCCAAGATATTAAAGAATTACTTTATAATTATGATACAGCAAAAGAAATAATAATTGTTACAGAAGGACCTGGTGATGTATGGAATACAGGAGACGGATTTGTTTGTACTTTTGGAACAAAATTTACTGATTATCAAGTTTCATTAATAAGAAAACATAAAAAGGTCTTTATTTTGTTTGATAAAGATGCAGAAATTCCAGCTACCAATCTACTTCACCAAATTAATGCTATAACAGATGTTGAACTACTTTTATTATCAGAAGGCGATCCAGGTGAACTTTCATTAGAAGATGTAAAGAGTTTAAGAAAAATGATATTTGGAAAAATCTATTAAAAAGAGGAGAGGGCCTGCTTTGACACAGACCCTCTTAGGATGAATGGAACAAATAAATAAAAAGAAACAAAATGTGATTACATATTACAAAAACTAAATTGGTTTGTCAAGAACTTTTTTTATCTTGACAAAAGTTTATTTTTTAAAGTATAGTCACAGTAACAAATAAATAAAAAAGGAGATAAAAATGGCAAAACAAGGTCCGAAATATCCAATTATTCCCCCAAATGATATTATGTTTTGTGTCGATTTTCCCAAAGCTTTATTCCAAACCAATATTTTAACCAGTGATGAAAAATTTGTATTAGTTGCCCTTTACCTGCAAGAATCTTTAGATCTGTCCTTAGAGGAAATTAGTAAATTTTCTGGTCTTCCTGTAACAACAATCCTCAAATGTATTTCTGTTTTAGAAGATAAATTATTTATTACTACCGAACCCTGTCTTGAAAATAATTCTAAAATCCATTTTGACTTTTATGATCATGATATTTATAAAGGAGGATGGCCTGACGGAATAGACCCGAATAACTCTATAGAAAGGACAAAATGAAAACAGAACCCAAATATCCTAATATTAATAAAAAAACAATGCGTCATTTTCTTAGATTACCTAAATCTTTATCAGCCTATAAAGAATTAAACAGTAGTGATAAATTAGTCTGGGCTTGTCTTTACAACTTTTCAAATGATAAAGGTATAGCTTGGCCTAAACAAATAACAATTGCTGATACAGTAGGATTAAGTACCGATCAAGTAATTCGATGCATTAAAAGATTAGAAGAACAAGATTTTATATGGAAAGAAAAAGCAGAAGGATCTAACCATAGACTTCATGTAACAAACAGATATTATATTTTAGCTCATCCGATATTAGAAGACTGTGAAGAAATCACCTCGCATCCTGCTACTTCTAAAACTGAAATCACCTCGCAACTTGCTCCCTCGTATACTAGAAAAAGACTTAATCAAAATCTAAAAGACTGCATAGTCTTTTCTAAAGAAAAGAGTACGCAAAGCGAGCCTTCTTGTGAAACAAAATTAACACATTGTCTAAAAGAATCCCGGGATGATTATTTAAATAATAATACAGTAGATTCTTGTCCAGAAGATATTGCTCCATATGTAAATTATTGGGAAGAACATTATAGTAAAACAAGAAGGGTCTCAAAAACATTTGATCAAATCACTCAAACATTGCGTACAATGATTTCCGGCTCATTCTTTGATAATAAAAATGTAATGCCAGGATATACATTGTCTTTAGAAGATTTCCAAACGTCAGTAGATAATTATAAATTAGCAATGCAAATAGATCACGGTGCTTCTCCTGATAGAAAACCCATTAAATATACATTATTGTCCTTTCTATGGAATTGGAATGCTACTTCACTAAAATGTCCATTCATTCGATACTTACAGTATAAACCAAAGCCGATTGAGAAACTTTATACAGATATTAATCCTAAATTAACAGCCTATCTTACTGAATTACTTATAAAAGAAAATCAATGGACTAAAAATCATATCTTCCTTGCAACAGAAGAAGAAAAACTCCGTTTAGCTTCAAATCAATTCCATCGTTGGTATAATGAAAATCAAAACAGATTCATAACTACTCGTAATTTATATGAAATGGCAGAATTATATTTTCTTTCTATAGCAGAAAGCTTGCCTGATACAGTTAAACCTTCTCCTGGCCATCTATGTTCAGAAAGAACCTGGAAAAGAGTCTTCCCTGATTTCTGTGAAAAGCGTGGACTATTGAGTAAAGCAGTACCAACACAAAAAATAGATCCGGAAGTTATCAAGCAAGATATGGAAAGAGAAGAAAAAGAAAGACAAAGACTTATATTGGAGAATCAGGATTGGTATGACAGTTCCTATCATAAAACAGCATAGAAAGATACTCAATGGCCCTTATTCAACGGAAAAAGATAGATGTTGTTATAGAGAAGCGGATAATCCTAAGCATGATTGTATCAAAAGAATTTTTCACTGGTATATACGAAAGTTTCAATATAAATTATTTTTTAAACCCTCACTTGAAAACAATTGCTAAATGGGTTAAATCATATTATGAACTTTATGGAGAAGTTCCTGAAAATGATATGAACAATGTGTTTATTAAAAAAAGTACCCAATTAAAATCAGAAGATGTGGAAGCAATTGAAACAATCCTATTAGAACTAAATGAATTATATGAAGCTTCTGGTAAAGCAATTAACGCTCCTTCAGCCATTGATACTGCTATTGAATATTTCACAAAGCAGGAGATGGAACAGCGCATGAAAGAAATCAGCTATTTATTAGAGCAAGACCGAGTTAAAGAAGCAGAAGCAGTATTCTTGAATATCAAACCTATTGTAAAATTAACGAACAGATGGATAAACCCTTTGTCTGATGATGAAGTTTTCAAAGTGTTTGAAGAAGATAAAGACGAATTTTTATTAATGCCTGGTGATCTTGGTGAGTTTCTTGGGAATATTAAAAGAGGTTGGTTAGTTGGTATATCTGCTCCATTTAAAAGAGGCAAAACATTCTTTGCGTTAGATTTGGGTGTAATAGGATTACTATCCGGCAAACGTGTTGCTTTCATATCGCTTGAAATGTCTCCTACAGAAATGACCGGACGTTTAATAAAAAGACTTTCTCCTTCTATTGATCCTGTTTTAAAAATAAAAAAAGAAATGAATTTGATGCCTGTGTGGGATTGTGCTAAGAACCAAATAGGATCTTGTATAAAGCCGGGTAGATTCAGTAGAGTTTCTTTATTGGTCGATAGTATTAAACCAGATGTTGAGAAATTCAATTTTGGTTCCTCAACGTATGAGCCTTGTACTTTTTGTAAAGATCATCCAGAATATAAAAATGAATTTGAACTTGATTCTTGGTTCATAGAAAAAGAATGGGATGATTTTCTTTACCCTACGGTAGCTAAGAAAATAGAGCAAATTAATAAAATATACGGTAATAGAATACGGTTCATGTCTTTTCCTAAATTTACTGCAAATGTGAAGGATATATATCAATCGCTATCCCAACTTGAAAAGTATGAAAACTTTATTCCGGATATTCTCATTATTGATTATGTAGATATTTTAAAAGCAGAACGAGACAATCTTGTTGGTGTAGAAAAAGAAGATCAATCTTGGATGGCTTTGTCTTCTTTAGGTCAAGATAAAAAAATGACCGTTATTACTCCTACTCAAGTAACAAGAGAAGGCTTAGAAGCTGAAAGCATTAAATCAAAGCATTCAGCAAGATGGATTGGTAAGCTTGGTCATGTCGATGTGCTATTTGGATTGAACCAAAGTAATGAAGAAAAGAAAGCAGGCCGGATGCGAGTTGGTTTGATCGCCCATCGACATAAGTACTTTGATGAAAACAAGCAAGTCACTATTCTCCAGAATATTCACGTTGGACAAACACATTTAGATTCCCTCATAAAAATAGTAAAAAAAGATTAAATAACCTAAAAAAACTATTGACAGCCCTCATAATTATGTTTATTATGAAATCAACTTGTTTTTCAATCTTGTAAAAGAAAGTGAGACTTTATGCCTAAATTCAATTCAGTAACAAACAATATGGAAACAGCTTTTAGTGATGCAGAAGAAATCTTAGAAAACTTGAAGGATGAGTTAGACGAATGGTTAGGTTCTGTTCAATCAACAAAGTTAGCTTCAGGAGCAAAAGCAGAAAAGGTAGAAGATGCTTTAGGTGAAGTTGATGATGCTCTTTGTGAACTATCCGAAATAGATGATTTAATAAACGAACTCTTTGTCCACTTCCCCAAAATTAAATATTCTCAAAATCAAAAACCCATTATATCCAGAAAAGACAAAGTCCGTAATGCCATTAATATTTTAGAAGCTATTTTAGAAGCGATTGAAAATGGTAATTCTTCTTTATGGGAGGATGTTGATGATGTTACCCAAGGTATTGAGAATCTCACTTTCACATTGCATAAATTAAATAATATAGAATTTTAAGGAGGAAGTATGGATACAGGCGAAGGACGTTTTGAATATTTAGTACCTCCAGAAGAAGCAATTATGCGTAAAAAGTATCCTAAATCTAAAGGAATTTTCACTATTGGTGAACTGTTGGAAATCAAAGGTAGCAAGTTTAAGGTGAAAGAAATTACACCTTTCGGAATCAGATTAAAATTATTGAAACAAGAATAAGGAGGAAATATGCCAACAATGACTGTTTGTAAAAGCTTTGACTTTGCGGCTTCACATTTTTTACCGAATCATCAGGGAAGGTGTAAAAATCCGCATGGCCATAATTTTCGGTTAGAAATAACTGTTTCAGATAAGGAGAATACTGTTCAAGATGTGAATGATCCTGAGTTTGGAATGATTCTTGATTTTCAAAGAATGTCAGAAGTAGTTAATACCTGGATAATTAATAAATTAGACCACACCCATTTAAATGATCTTTTTGATAACCCTACAGCCGAAAATATGTGTAGATGGATTTATTATCTTCTTTTAAATAAATTTCCGAAACACATTGTTTTAGAAAAAGTAAGATTATATGAAACCGATAAATGTTATGCGGAGCTAACAGCATGAAAATCAAAAGTAAATGGACACAAGAAACAGGTAATTGGGACAAGGCCACAAATAAATATATTAACAGAAAATTTTTGCTCATATCAAATAGAGAATTGGAAATGATTATTATAAAAGCAAAAGAAAAGAATAAGGATATATTAAAATTTGAAGGCGGACCTACTGGATATGAAAGTTATTACATTTCTGATCTTTTAAAAAATAATATAAAAACAGGTGATATGTGTATTTGCGGGGGAACAATTAACAGTTGGGCAAACTGTACTGTTCCAAAAAAAGAGGTTTTTGATTTCTTAAGGGAGAACGGTTATGAAAATCAATGAAATTTTCAGAAGCATTAATGGTGAGTGGAACTTATTTGGTCAAGGAAGTTGGGCTACTTTTATCCGAATGCAAGGATGCACTTTAGGTATAGGTGGATGCTCTTATTGTGACACCAAGCAAGCTCAAGATGGAGAATTGGGTTCAGAGTGTTCTTCTAAAGAAATTCATAAAGCAGTCCAGCAGTTACATTGTCAAAATATTTTAATCACAGGAGGTGAACCATTTGAACAAGAAGGCGATTTGTCTTTACTATGTAGATTACTAAAAGATTCAGGTTATTTTATTTCAGTAGAAACTAACGGTACACATTGTGTTGAGAATTTAATTCCTAATGTAGATTGTTTCATTGTTGATTGGAAAGGTCCGAGCGCAATAAGTGAAGATGTTTTTAATTATAAAAATTTAAATTGTCTAAGGGAGAAAGATTTAATCAAACATGTAATTTTAAATGAAGGAGATTACCAATTTGCCAAAGAAAAAGCTATAGTGTATAAACAATTCAATCATGTATTCAGTCCGTGTTTGTCCGAAGATATAGAAAAAAATGTAATGCAGGCATCCATGTTATATAATAAAATGGAAAAAGATTCATTATTTCATGTCAAATTTAATTATCAGATTCACAAACTAATTGGCTGTAAATAGCCGGAAAGGTGTTAAAAATGTACGATAAAACCGATTTTAAAGAGTTGAAAAAAGTATGCACAATGTTGAACGAAATGGAAGAAGTAACCGAACAAATTAAACTGATCGGAACAAAGAAAGATGCTATCTGTGAATGGTTTATTGCAACTGTAGAAAAGTTGGATGAAGATGGTATTGTTCTTGATGAAGCTATCATTGCTTTTTACAATGACGGTTTGATTAAGAATGAAGTAGAAGAAGAAGAAAATGAGGACGGACTTGACGAAAACGATTATGGAAACCCGACAGACGATTCCAAGGATGAAGTTGAAAAGGAAGAAGTGACGGATGTTCCTCCTGAAGGTAAAAAAGGAAAAGGACGCCCAAAAGGACCTGCAAAAGAACCTAAGCCCAAGAAAGAGAAAGTAGTAAAAGAGAAAGTAGATAAGCCCAAAAAAGAGTATGAATTGTCTCCGTTGGGTTCAAGAAAAGGTTCTCAAGCATACGATATTGACCTTATGGTAGTTACTGGTCTTACTCTGAAAGATGCGGCAGCAAAATTGGATACTACACCTTCAAGAGTTCATAGCCACATTAAACATTTGATTACTAAAGGTTTCAGTATTCCTTCTAAAGATGGTGTATATAAGCTCGTAAAATAAGGATAAGTTTAATGACTCCGGATCTAACAGAGAATGAACTCAGCGTGGCTCATCACATAGGAGAACTTCTTTACGAGTTAGGTTTAGACTTGAACGATACTCATTTAAGGGAAACTCCCGAGCGTGTGGCAAAAATGTACTCTCGGGAGTTTTTCAAAAATATCAATTCTGAATTTACCAAAGAAGAATACTCCTTACAACCGAATATAGAAGGTTATGATGAAATTATTTGTTCTGATAAAATTGAACTCGTTTCCATGTGTTCTCATCATTTACTTCCTTTTAAATTTCTTGCTTGGATGATGTATATTCCAAGCAAAGAGATTATCGGGGCTTCTAAATTCGCCCGATTGATTGATCATTATTCAAGAAGACCGCAAACACAAGAAAGACTTTGCCATCAGATCATAGAAAACTTTGTGACTCATGTTAAACCTAAGGGTGTAATGATTGTTATTCGTGGTCATCATGATTGTATGCAGTCTCGAGGAATAAAACAAAGTGGAAACGGATTTAGCACTTCTGCTGTACGTGGTATTTTCAAACAACATAGCCATTTAGAAATGAAAGGTTATGAACTTATTAAAATTTCTTTGCTTCATAAGGAGTAAACAATGAATCCAACAAACGTAATTATTAACACAAGATTCCCTGCATTTCATAATTGGCCTGATGCTCCTCAAGAAGTACATTATCTTAGAAGCATTCACCGACATGAGTTTCATGTAACAATGAAAATCAGAGTAGAGCATGAAAATAGAGATGTGGAATTTATAACAGCTAAAAATGATCTGGATAGTATTATCGGAGAAAGTTATGTGAATAGAAATTATTCCGGCTTATCTTGTGAGCATTTATGTAATGAACTTTATGCAGATATGAAAGAAGGCATTGGATATCATGTTGTTTACGTTTGTGTAATGGAGGATGGTGAGAACGGAGCTGAGGTGTTTTATGATTAAGAGACGACTTTTCACAGGAATAGAAGTAGAAGGTCCAAAAAGAAAGACAAAAACTCTTTTTGTTGGTGATAGATATATAAAACTTTTGGAGATAATTAAAGCATTAGAAGATAACCGGGATATTAGAAGAATTTATTTTGGGGCTGATAATAATCCAGGGCCTCCTTACAATGCTGAGGAAATTTTTTCTTTTTTGAAAGACCATGAATATGAAATTGTAATTGAAATAGAATATCCCAAACAATTAGATTTTATTCCTGAAAAGTTTTTTGATAGGACATTCATGCGGGTAGTTCTTGCTTTACCTTATACTTATAAATCTAAATCCCAAACTTTGTATATCACAGATTTTAAATTGGTATTTAAAGACAGATTGAAATGGTGGAGTGTTCATCACCTAAAAGGTAAAGTTACCCGCTTGGATGATCCGTTATATAAACAAGATAAAACAATCTTATAAGGAGAAAAGTTATGCTCTGGTACTTTCCGTTAGAACCGTATAAAGAAAGATACACTATGCAACTATCAAGAAAAGATGATGGTTGGATTGAATCTGTTCTTAAAAAAAGAGATATTGCTTATACAAGAGTAGAGGGTAAGCGTTTTACTGATGAAATTAAACAAGGTTCTGTTCTTGATGCACACGGCAGAGGTATCTGGTCTTTAACCCAAGTAGCTTATTTTCTTGAAGCAATGCATAACGGTATAGTAAGGCGTGGCGATATTCTTTATTTCGATGATTTCTGGACTCCAGGAATTGAAGCGATTAAATATGCAGATGAACTAACCGATTTAAATTTAAAATATTTTTCCATGCTTCATGCTCAATCCGTTGATATTTTTGATTTCACTTACAGCATGAGAAGTTGGATGCGTCCTTTAGAAGTAGGGTATGGTAAAATATTTAACGGAATATTTGTAACAAGTACTGAACTTCAAGACCTTTGTAAAATGAATAATATAGGACCAAAAGTTTATCTAACAGGTCTTCCTTATCAATCTTTAGAAGTGAAAACACACTTTCCAGAAGTATTGCCGAAAAAGAAAAGACAAGTTATCTTTACAAGTAGATGGGATACTGAAAAAGATCCTAAGTTTTTTCTCAATGTGGTATCTTATATGAATCAAATGTATCAGGATCCGCCAAAGTTTCTTGTCACAACTTCAAGCAGTAAAGAGCCTTCTATACCTTCTTATTTAAAAGATTATATTGAAGTCAAAACAAATTTAACCAAAGAAGAATACTATTTCAATTTATTGGAATCTAAAATTCAATTCAATTGTGCAGATCAGGATTGGGTTTCTTGGACCTTACTTGAAGCACTTACTTGTGATTGTCGTCCTGTTTATCCTTATTTCAGATCGTTTCCGGAATGTTTACCCCAAGAATTTCTTTATGTTAAAAAAGATGTAAGATCGGCAGCAAAAATGATAATGCGGCATATTGATGAAATCCCAAGAAAGTGGGATTATCTTTATACATCTTTTGATCAATCTTTTGAAAGATGCTTGGATATCATGTTTACAGGAAAAACAGAGAACCCACTTTATAAAAAGAAATAAAATGAATCCAAATATAAAAGTATTTCTTGATTCAGGAGCGCATTCCCTTTACACCGAACATGTTATTAACAAACAAAAAGAAAGGAAAGATGTTTCTACACTTGATTTTTCCTTTTATGACTCCGAAGAGTTTTGGACCTACGTTGATAACTATGCGGAATATGTAAAGAAAAATGTTGACTTGTTAGAATTATATGTTAATATTGACGTAATCTTTAATGCAGAAGGAACCTTAAAAGTTCAGAAGTATTTGGAAGAAAAACATCATTTAAACCCTTTACCTGTCTTTCACCCTAAAGAAGATTTTAAATACTTGAAACACTATATTGATAATTATGAATATATCGGTATAGGAGGACTCGGTCAAGATATGTCAAAAAAAGATTACATATCTTTCGGTGACAAAGTTTTCAGTATGATTGGCAAAAAGAATACTCACGGTTTTGCCATGACTTCTTTACCTCTTATGAATAGATATCCTTGGTACTCTGTTGATTCAAGTTCTTGGGTCCAGTTCTCAAGATACGGCCTCATTATTATTCCGAAAACACGAAAAAATAAATATGTGTTTAATGAGATCCCTTGGATAGTAACAATGTCAGAAAGAAGTCCAAGAAGAAATGAACAAAATAAACACTATCAAACTTCCTCAAAAATAGAAAAAAGATATTTTAAAGAATACATTGAAAGTTTAGGATTTAAAGTTGGTTCTTCTGTAATGAATAACGGTAAAGAAGAAATAATAGAACCAGGAGTATGTAATGATGGTAGTCAGCGAGATTTCATTAATATGCTTTTTTATCTTGAAGCAGGAAAACAAATGGATTTAAATTTGTTTTTTGCAGGAAACTTTCCTCAAATGTTAAACTATGACAGAGAAGTGGAGGTGTCCGGAAAAGTTATAGAAATAGATGGTACATATCGTAGATTAATTTCATATTGGTTTGAAAACAATTCTGAAAACATTTTATGTTTGAAAAAAGGAGAAAGACCAGATGCCAAAATTACAAAAAGAAATTCAGTCAACACAGTTCCAAAAGAGTCTCCTCGAATCAGCTTTGAGGAAGGTTTCGCCAGGCTTAGCCGCAAAAGAGGTCATCGAGCAAATGACTCATTTCATTTTCACCGGTGAAGATGTAATAACCTATAATGATAGAATCAGTTATCACTATCCTTTTAAAACTGATTTTCCATTTTCTGTACCAGCAAAAGAGTTCCTGTCTTTTGTGTCTGCAAGTGAAGAAGATATCCAACTGATCAAAACAGCCGAAGGTATTATTAATGTAAAGAGTGGTAAAGCTAAAGCGTCTTTCAATGTTGTTGTATCAAATGATTTAGGAGAAGCCTTAGACAAGATTGAGGATAGTATTTTTGATCAAGAAGCAGAATGGTTACCTTTGCCGAAAGACTTTGTAAACGGTTTAGCTCTTTGCCAATTTAGTGTTGGAGGTGATGAACTTCAAAACACACTCACAAATCTTTATGTTACCGGATGTTCTGTTATTTCTTGTGACGGTAGACGAGCTTCTTTTTATGAAATGGATGAGGAAATTACTTCCGATTATTTCATGATCAAAAACAAAGCGGTTAAAGAAGTTGCTAAATTTAAACCAGTTGCTTATCTATTAAAAGATAATTGGTTGCATTTTATGGATGATAATCAAGCTGTATTAAGTGCAAGAAATACAGAAGGTGAATATCCTGTTGATGATGTTGTTGGATTAATGGAAAAAGTAAAAGGTAAGAAATTCAATTTACCTGCTGATGATTTCATTAAAGCAATAAATGTTACTTCTATTATGTCGGAATCAGAAGTAGCAAAGGAGAAATTAATTCGGATTATTTTTGAAGATAAGAAAATCACTTGCTTTGGAAAGAAAGCAAAAGGTGAATCATCTTATGAAATCACTTGTGATACTGTTCTGCAAAAGGATGAGAAAATGGAAATCACTCTTAATCCTGATTTTCTTAAAGAAATTCTTTCAACCTCTTCTTCTGTTGAAATTGACACAGAGATAAAAAAAGCTTTATTCACTTCCGGATCTAAATTCCAACATATACTACCATTTAAATAAAGGAACACTCATGGAACTTTTTTCCAAAGAATTTCTTGAAAAGAAAACAAAGGTTTTCTTTAACAGTAAAGAACCGGAGTGTTTGCAATGTGGTCTGTATCGTTATGCAAACACTCCTAAAATGAAACACTCTGGTAAAGGTGAGAAAAGAATCCTTATCTTATCAGAGTCACCGAGTAAACAAGAAGATAGTTACGGAAAAGTATTATCAGGTTCAGACGGAAACTTTTTAAAAAACAGTTTGCAAGATTTAGGAATTGATTTAGAAAAAGATTGTTGGAAAATAAACACAGTTGCTTGCAGAACTCATACCAAAGATACAGATAGAAAACCGAGCAAAGAAGAAATATACTTTTGTAAACCTGAAATAGAAAGAGCAATTCAATATCTAAAGCCTACTTTTATTTGGACATTTGGAACAAGTGCGTTAGAATGTTTACTTGGAGATGATTTTAAAAACAAAACTATGGAAAGGTGGAGAGGATTATGCATACCTGATAAAAAATATCAAACTTATATCTTACCAATGTTTCATCCTTCTCTTGCATTGTCTAAAAGTAGAGAAGAAAATTTTAAATCCTTTTTTCAACATGATCTGAGACATGCTGTTGAGTGTCTTGACAGGAGACCGTTCGATATCCTCGATTCTACAACGTCGGATATTGATATTTTAACAGATTGTGATGATATATGTGAAACGCTAGATAAAGTGATAAAAGTATCTCCTGAATATTTCTTCTTTGATTATGAAACAACAGGACTAAAACCGTTCTATCCAGGACACAAAATTGTTTCAATGTCCTTTGCAACTGAACTGTACCGTGCTTATTCTTTTCCTTATGATCACACTTCTATTTTTACAGAAAAAGAAAAAGAAGCAATAAAAACACGATGGACAAAAATTCTTTTAAATCCTGATATAAAGAAAGTGGCACAAAATATTCAATTTGAAGATTTATGGAGTAGTGTTCTTTTAAAAACAAAACCTGCTAATTGGCATTGGTGTACTCAATTGACAGCAAGATGCACAGATAATAGACGAGCAGGAAGTGGATTAAAATATCAAGTATATCGTGAGTTTGGTATTCGTCCGTATGATAAACACATTGAAGGATATTTAAAAGGAAAACCTTTTAATAAAGTAGAACAAATTCCGTTAAAAGAATTGTTAGAATACGGAGCATACGATTCATTATACGGATTTCAATTATTTCAGAAGCAAGTACAAAACTTTCCAAAATCTTGTGACGAAGGTAGAAAGATTTTGGCTGAATCATCTATTAACTTTTCTGGTATGACAGAAACAGGAATGAGAGTAGATGAGGAATATTTTCATTCTTCAATTGAAAAGATAGAAAAACGGATAAAGAAACTGGAAGAAAATATGCTCCAGTCTAAAGAAGTAAAAGCATTTGAAAAGAAATTTAAAAGAACACCTTTGCTTACTTCTAATCAAGATTTAGGTTTACTTTTCTATGAAGTAATGAATTTCCCAAAAGTTTACACCGACAAAACAGAGAAAAATTATTCAGTAGATAAAGAAGCTCTGGATAAAATAGACTCATTCTTTGTTTCCGATCTTTTAGATTGTAGAAAGCTTGAAAAAATTGCAGGAACTTATTTAAGAGGATTTTTAGATGTTACAGTAAACGGTAAGATTCATCCAAGTTTCAGTCACTCAAAAGCTATTTCTTTGAGATCAGAATCCAGTGATCCGAACTTTCAGAATATACCTGCAAGAGATGAAGAAGCAAAACAAATTATAAGAAAAGGATTGAAAGCTTTAGATGGATATAAGTTTTTAGAAGGTGATTATAGTGGAATCGAAGTGTACACCGGATGTTTCTATCACAAAGATAAAAACATGATTAAGTACCTTCAAGATTCTACTACTGATATGCATAGAGATACAGCCTCAGATATTTGGATTCTAAATAAAAATGAAATAACAAAACAAATACGACATTCAGGGAAAAATGGTTGGGTATTTCCTCAATTCTATGGTTCTTATTTCAAATCTTGTGCTAAGAATTTGTGGAATAATTTTATGGATACGCATGAAATGTGTTTAATGGATGGCACACCTATGCGAGATCATTTAGCATCCAAAGGAATAAAAACATATAAAGCATTTGAAGATCATTGTAAAGCAGTGGAAGAAATATTCTGGGGAGATCGTTTCTTTGAATATGATCAATGGAGAAAAGATATTAATGCTTTTTACAGAAAACACGGATACATTGAAACATTCTTTGGATTTAAGTTTTCTGGTTACATGCAAGAGAAAGATGTTACAAATTTAGGCATTCAAGGAACTGCTCACCATATTTTAATGTGGGCACTCAATAGAATGCAAGAAGAAATAGAGAAGAATAAATGGAAGTCTCGTTTTGCTGGGAATGTTCATGACTCAGGTTGTATGCATGTGTGGCCGGAAGAAGAAGACGATGTTGTAAACACTTTGTTGGATATTACCACTATTGAAGTTGTAGAAACTCACCCTTGGATTTTTCTTCCATTAAAATTTGATATTGAAATTACTGAAATAAACGGAAGTTGGGTAGATAAAAAACCTATAATTTTTGAGGATTAAAATGACATACGAAACAATAGCTGAGGAAATAGAAAAATTATCAGATAAATTAAAGCATCCGGATAAAGTAGCAAGAATGTACGGTGTGTATATGGAAATAGGTCAAATATTAATGAAACGATTTACAGAATTAAGAAAGGAAGAGAAATAATGGATTTTAGTGAAATTATGAGATTGGTTCATACTAATTCAAAAGATAAAGGATGGTGGGAAAAAGAAAAATGGTTTGGTGATGAATGTTCTTTATATCATTCAGAAATATCGGAAGCATTTGAAGAATTTAGAAAAGGAAAAGCATTAAAAGAAATTTATACTAATCCAGAAAAACCAAATAAACCAGAAGGAATTGCAATAGAATTAGCAGATGTTATCATAAGAATTATGGATTTTTGTCAAGGCAAAGGGATTGATTTAGAAGAAGCACTTTTGATTAAACACGAATATAATAAAATAAGGGAGTTTCGTCATGGGGGAAAATTCTTATAGAGAGGAAGAATGGGAAAGAATTTCAGGTATTGTGAAAGAACATGTAAAAAATTATACAGTACCTCAATACGGAGATTATCCCAATGATCCTATTACTGAATGGACTGTGAAAGATTGTGTTAGAGCAATTGAAAAATATTGCAAAAGAAACGGTAAAAATGCAAGAGAAGGACAGGATCAACTTGATTTTCTAAAAATTGCCCATATTGCTGGAATAGCTTTTCACAAAGGAGAAAAGAAATGAGTTATAAATGCCATAAATGTCTTCTAAAATGTAGCATTGAAACAGAAATTCCTCCAAACAATAAACCTGTTAAATGTGCTTTTTTCCCATATAAAGAAGCTAAATGGATTTTTACTGATACAAAAGAAACCAAATGTGAAACGTGTGAATTTTATGAACCAGATATAAAAAAATGTCCTAATTCAGTAAATAAATGGTGTCTTGCAAATAACTTTAAATCTTATGTGAAAAGGGGAACACTTCATCATGGATAGTTTACCAATTAAATATAGACCAAAAACAATTGAAGAACTTTGGGGAAATACTTCTGTTAAGGAAAGTCTTGAAAAAATTCTTACAAGGGAAGATCCAAGACCTGCTTATCTATTTACAGGACCTCCGGGATGTGGTAAAACAACTCTTGCAAGAATTGTAAAAGAGGCCTTAGGAATTGTAGACTTTGATTTCTATAAATATAATACTTCAAATACCAGAGGAATCGACACAGCACGAAAGATAGCAGAAGATTGTTTATATGGAGCATCTGCTGGAAAAGCAAAGATGTATCTGTTTGAAGAAGCTCACGGCTTAACTCCAGAAGCTTGGAATTGTTTTCTTGATCTATTAGAACATCCTCCAGGAAATACTTTCTTCGCCTTCTGTACTTCTGAATTTGAAAGAATAGGAGAAATTCTTAAAAAAGCTATTCATAGAAGATGTGCGGTATTTGAAGTTAATCTATTGAATGTTCCGGAAATGCGTAAACAATTAAATTGGATTTTAGATCAAGAAGGTTTTGAAACTGATTCAATAGAACTACTTTCTCCTGTTATAGATAAAATAATTACATGTTCAGGAGGTTCTCCAGGAGAAGCATTGAGTTTGCTTGATACTATCATTGAAATGGATGATGTAGATTTAATGTTGGAAAAAATCAATGAAAGTTCTTCATCCGATGTTACAATACGGGATATTTGCAAACTATTTATTGATCAAGAAACCGATTGGAAAAAAGCAAGAGACTTTGTTAAAAATCTGAAAGGAGATGCTGAAACAAACAGACGAGCTATAGTAGGTTACTTAGGCGCAGTTCTGTTAAATTCTGGAAGAAAAGATATTGCTAAAGCTATTCATACTTTATCAGATTCAACAAAAACGTATGGAAATGGAGTAACAGGTTTACACTTATTGCTTTATATGGCGATTACGAAGGAAGACTTATTCTAAAAGGTAGTTATTGTGGATAGTTATAAAATATGATATTATACTGTAAAGGAGAAGAAAATGCCAAAAGAATTAAATTTTCATGAAGATGTTAAAATTGATCCGTTAAATCTTATAGAAGAATGGAATAATCAATCTGTTCTATATTATGATTATGAAGTGGAACATTCTAAAAGAGAAAAGGATAAAGAACTTCTGATTGCACAAGCAAGTAAACTGGATAGAAAAATTAAAATTGAACGGTGTGAAATTGAATTAAAAATTAGAAAAGATCCTGAAGCATACGGAATATCTAAACCTACAGATTCAGCAGTACGAGCTATTGTTTTAACCCAAGACAGTATTAAAAAACTATATGATGAATATTTTGATATCCAAGAACGATTAGCAGACGCTAGTTATGAAGCAAGGGCTTTAAATGCCGCTTCTTGGAGCTTTGTTCACAGGAAAGATTCTCTCTTAAATATTACTAATTTATATTTAAAAGAATATTATGCAACTACTGTAGGAACTAAAAATTCAGGGCTTGATGATCAAGTGACTGGTTTAAAAACTACTTTAAAAAAGAGGACGTAATGAACGAATATACTGCAAAATTAGAGGATATACTTTTTGCAATACTTGTAGGTAATTCTAAAAGATTTGAAATTCAACATATTACCGGTTTATCTGATGAAGAATGCATAGAAATAGAAAAGGTATTTAATAACATAGTCAAAAACATTAAAAAACGAAAGGAAAAGTAACATGGCAACAGCCGAAGAACTCAGAAGAAAAATGGCAAAAAAGAAACAAGAGTTGGAAAGTTCCCATCAATCAGCTATTGAAAATAAAGATAAAAAGCAGTTCAGTAGAGGGAGTGTTATTATTAAAGAAAAACTTCCTGAAGGAGTAGGAATATGGAATCCTAAACCGGATGATCACCTTATTGATGTTCTTGCTTGGTTTGCAACAAAAGATTATCCTTCAGATTCAATTAAAGAAGATGATCCTGTTCCTTTTCTTGATTTATGGGTGTATAAAGGGGTAGGATCAAATGCGGATGATTTTGTTTCTCCTTCACTTACTTACAAGAAAAAAGATCCTATTGCTGAATTTCTAAGAACAAATAGAGATAAAGCTACTTGGAAAAGCAATAGTGCAAAAAGAAGATTGTTTTATCTTGTTTGGGTTCATGATACAGCAGAAGAAGAAGCAAAAGGCGTTCAAGTTTGGGAAGTGGCTAATTGGTTCTTTGGTGCAAAGATTGAAGAACTTGCTAAAAAACCCAGAGGTGGCGGAGCTGTTCTATATTCTGATTATTCTAAAGAATTGGGTAAAAGTGTTTTCTTTAGGATTAAAAAAAGTGGATCTTTTCAAAATGAAGATGGAAAAGCTCAAGACAGTTTAGAATATACAGGTCACCAATTTGTTGATAGAGATGCAGATATTCCAGACAGGATTTTAGAACAAATCTTTCCATTAGAATCTGTTATTACTCTCCATCCTTCTTATGAAGAAATTTATGAAGCTTTTTATGGAGAACCTTATGTAGAAGGGGCTCCGTCAACAAAGCATTCACAAGAGAATGATGATCCTTCCCAGGAAAAAGAAAGAGATTCTAACATTGATAATAGATTACAGAGATTGAAAAAACAAATGGATGCTGATGTAGAGTATCAAGGAGAAAGAGACATTGACACACCTCCTGTGAAAGAAGAAGAACCGAAAGAAGAACCGAAGGAAGAAGAAGTAAAGCCTGTTGTAAAAACAGGATTACGAAGGGTTATTAAAAGGAGAGAATAAATGTCCCAATTAAAGAAAAGATCCGATTTAGTTGACCAAATAGATAACCCTAAAGAAGAGGAAGAAGAAGTTGAAAAACTTGACCCTGATCATCTAATTCCATCAGGGTCAACTCATCTTAATTGTTGTTTATCAGATGAACCTAACGGTGGATATGGCATCGGAAAAGTATCAAACATAGTAGGGGACAGCTTTACAGGTAAAACTGTCCTTGCATTAACTTCCTTAGCAGAATGTGCCAATAGAAAAAGATTTAAAGATTTCCAATTGATTTATGATGATGCAGAAGCCGCTTGTTCTTTTGATATTAAAAAAATGTTCGGAAGTAAATTGAATGATAGAATAATAATAGAAGAATCTAATACAGTGGAAGAAGTTTATGGTTTACTTTTAACATTGATCAGAAAAGGAGAACCTTTTATTTACTTCCAAGACTCTTTAGATTCCTTAACTTGTGAGGAAGAAATGAAAAGAGTCGATCAAAAAATATTAAAAGAGAAAGGAGGAGAAGAAACTAAAGGCAGTTATAAAATGGAAAAACCGAAATTAATAAGTGAAATGTTACGAGTAATTAAAAAAGATATTAAAAAGGTTGAAGGTCATGTTTCTTTCATTTCACAAACAAGATCAAATATTGGTCCTGGTGCTATGTTCAGACCAAAAATAAGAACAGGAGGTGATGCTCTTACTTTTTATTGTACTCATATTATGTGGCTTGCAGTTGACCAAAAAATAACTACTGGAATAGGTAGAGCAAAAGTAGAACTAGGTCATGATGTAGAAGCAAGGGTGACCAAGAATAAAATAACCGGTAAAAAGAGAACTGCATATTTTCCTGTTTATGATGGATATGGAATTGATGATCTAACAAGTAATGTTTTCTTTTTAATGGATGCTGGTTTCTGGAAAAAAGCAGTTAATTCTCTTATTGTCCCGGAATGGAATTTCAAAGGTCTACCTTCTAACTTTGTAAAGTTTGCCGAAGAAAATCAACTACATAATGATATACGAAACATAGTAGGTGAAGTTTGGAAAGAACAGGAAAAAGAACGAGAATTTAAACGACCAGGACGATTTGAATAATGATTACAATAATTGACTGTAACGGTGTCTGCCATACTGTTAAACACTCTTTAGATGAAGCTTTCCTGAGAAAAGGAGGAATAATCTTTGGATTTTTAGATCGACTTCTTTCTTATGCTAAAACGATACCTACAGACAATTTTGTTTTCGCTTGGGATAGTAAGGAGAGTAAACGAAAAACTCTCCTTACTGATTACAAAGAAAAGGAAACACCAACTGAAAATGATCTTAGTGCCTATAAGCAATTTGATCAAATTAGAGAAATAATTTTACCAGCTTTAGGATTTAAAAATATATTGTATCAGAAAGGATTTGAAGGGGATGATGTTATTGCATCCTTTGTAAAATCTCATCCAAATAACCAGATAACTATAGTTACTTCTGATAATGATATGTACCAACTTCTTAATGATCTTGTTTTTTCCTATTCTATCATAAATAAAAAGTATTTTAATAAATCAGATTTTATTAAGAAACACGGAATAGATCCTTCTCTATGGTGGAAAGTAAAATCTATTGCAGGGGATTATGCAGCAAAAGGTTTGAAAGGTGTTCCAGATGTTGGTCATGTTTCTGCTATATCGTATTTAAAAGGAACTCTTTCACCTGGTTCCAAAAAGTTTAAAAGTATTGTCAGTGGTGCGTATGATGAACTGATAAAAAGAAATGAATCATTCTTAAAATTACCGATAGAAGGAACCGCTACATTTGAACTACAAAGCGAGACCTTGTATTCTAAAGACTTCTTACACGTTTTTAAAGAATTGAATTTCAGGTACTTTCTTTCTTCTGAAAAGAATTTTGAATGGACAACAAATTTTAACTTGACTTAAAGAAAGGTTCATGTTATATTATCTAATAAAAACAAATAGATAGTTTAAACAAAAGGAGAATAAAAATGTACACAACGGCAACACTTCCTGCAACTTTACCTGAAAATTTTACAGAAGATCAATGGGAAGCAAAAAGACTTGAGGTTATTGATTCTTTAGAAATTCTTTTGGAAATGTTAAAAGCTGATGAAATAGGATTTGAATGGTATTCACATGACGCTCAACTTGTTTTAAAAAGTATAGGTTGGGAGGAGGTAAAATAAAATGGCACGATCAGGTAGAAGGGGATGGGATTTCGTTAAAGTCGGAAAGAAGTACCAATATAAAGAAGAAGATTTTATTGCTATCGTTAAGGTTCTTGAAGATAATTCTGATGAAGAAGCTTACCGTTTTAAATTAAAAGTTTTAGCAGCCACTTATTCTTTTGATCCTATTTTTGATATTATGCATTCAAAAAATTTCGATGGTCTATATAATGGAATGATGCAATTTTATGAAGTCTTTGAATATGCTTGCACTTACACTTATGGAGAAAGCCAAAATTTTTATAATAATAACATAATTGCTGATTTAGGAGGTAATATAGATGAATGGAAAAGTAGCGAAAAAGATTAGAAAAATAGTTTATGGTGAAGATTTCTCCCCTAAATTTAGAAAATATTTTAGAGATACTAAATCAGGTAATATTATTTCTGATGAAAAAAGAAAATTATACCAATTAACTAAGAAACTATATAATCATGGCCGATAAAAGAAAAATAGTAATCCAAAATAAAAGGAGAGGACGAGCTTTCCAAGCCAAACTTTCCAAAATGACAAACGGAATGAACGTAGGGACACTTGGTGGAGAAGATATTAAACACCACACTTACAGCATTGAAGCAAAAGCTTATAAAGCATACAGAGGCGAAGCAGCCATGAAACAAGCAGAAGCCAATTGTCCTGAAAATAAAATACCTGTTGTTATAGTGCATATTACAGGTCAACGTCATGAAAATGATATTGTCCATATGCGATTTAGAGATTGGGATAAATTAGCTAATCCCAAAAGTGTTAATAACATAAGGAAAAAATAAATGGTAATTAAACACCCTTCTCTTGAAACAAACAAAAAAAGAACCTTATCAAGATCATTCCGAAAATCTTTAATCAATGACTTTATAGAAGATGAGGTTTTTGATGATCAAATAATTATAATTCCAACTGATCTTTTAAAAGAATTATGTGTGGTTGCTGATTGTCCGCCCTGCTATCTAACCTTTGAAAACAATATTGAGATTAATTCCAAATTAATACATAACGATTTTGTTACCGATATTGTTATAAAAAAGAGGATGCAATGAATCAATATATTGAATCAATAGAAATAAAGAACTTTCAAGGATACACTCATTCAAAATTTGAATTTGTTGATGGTTTTAATGTTATAATTGGTTCTACTAACGCAGGAAAATCTACATTAATCAGAGCTATTAAATGGTGTATTTTAAATAGACCATCTGCTGGATTTAGAAACTGGTATGTTTCTGCTTCCACTGAAATGTTTGTAAGAATTAATTTTAAAGATGGTTATATTAAAAGAATTAAAAATACTAAATTTAATGGTTATGAAGGAGAAAGTAGTTCTATTCCAGCTTTTAAATTAGAAGCTTTGAGGACAGATGTTCCGGAAGAAATAAAAATAATATCTGGATTGAATGATATTAATATCCAAGGACAACATGAAAAATTTTATCTTCTACAAGACTGGACGCCTGGTGAAATTGGTAAGAAAATATCTGAGGCTGTTGACCTTCAAATCATTGATTCCGTAAAAACTGTTTCTAATACCTATCTTGATAAAGTGGTCACAAGAAAAAATAATGTGGAAAGGGAGTTAACCGATACTAACGAAAAACTTTCAGAGCTATCCTACTTAGATGCAGTAGAAAAACTCATATTGGAAATCACAAATAAAATCCGGTTTGTAGAAGAAACTAACGACAAAATTCAAAGAGTCCAAAAAATATCTGTAGGATTACAGATTGCTAAAGAAGATAAAAAGGAAATTCAAGAATGGTTAAATATTGTTCCTTTATATCAAAAAATAAAAAAAGAAATTACACATTTAACCGGAACTCTTTATCCTTCTTATAATAAAATAGAATTACTCAAAGATGAATTAGTAAAATGGCAGAACAAACAGAAAGACCTTCAAACTAAATTTCCTAAAAGAGAAGTTATCCAAGATTTAATTGAAAAAAGCAAAGCACTTCAAACCATCAAAATCCAGCACGATAAAATTAAGACTATACATAATGAGTTACTTTCTTATAGATCGTTGAAGGACGACACTAAAGAATTGACGGAGACACTAAAAGAAAAGAGAAAAGTATTGTTTAATGAGCTAAAAGTTTGCCCTTTCTGTAATAAGGAGATAACCGATACTAATGAAAATATTAGCGATGGGGGATGTTCACATAACGGATCATCAACCCAAAAACCGAACAGACAATTACTACGAAACCGTAAAGTATAAATTACAATGGGTTTTTGATCTATGCATTGCAGAAAAAATCAAAGTAGTAATTCAACCTGGAGATTTATTTGACTCTTGGAAAGAATCTGATTTTGTAAAACAAGATATGCTAAGATTTTTTAGAAAATGGAAAGAACATGGAATACATATTTTTACTGTTTTCGGACAACATGATTTGCGATACCATTCTTCTGATAAATTGAATACACCTACAGCAATTTTAGAGGCCGCTGGAGTTGTTAGTATTTTATCAGAAATTCCGGCAATAGTAGAAGGCAACATTCATCTTTATGGAAGTTCCTGGGGAGAAGAAACAGTTTCTCCTGAAAAAGGTAAAATAAATATTCTTGCAATTCATTCAATGATTTTAGAATCAGAAAAATTATGGCCAGGACAAGAAGATTTTGATAAAGGAAAACATTTTCTTAAAAAGTTCCCGTTTGATTATATTATATCTGGAGATAATCATAAGTCTTTTTATATTGAAGATGGAGATAAACTTTTAATTAATCCTGGTTCTATGCTTCGCTCAAACGTAACACAAAAAGATCATAAACCTTGTTGTTGGATTTTAAATACAAAAACTGGAGAAGCAGAACAAGTAGAAATTCCGATTAAGAGTAATGTTCTTTCTTTTGAAAGTCATGAAAAAGAAAAAAAACAGAACGAGAACTTGGCAAAATTTATAGAGAATATTAAAACAAAAACTAAAATAAACGGATTAGATTTCAAGAAAAATGTTTCTGTTAAAATTGTAACCTTAAAGAAAGAAGTTCAAAATATTAGTAACAATATAATAGCGGATGCGCTGAGGAGGTTAGGATGACAGAAGAAATAAAATATCCTGAAGAAGTAAAAGAATTAGAGATAGAAAAAAGTATTTCTGATAAACCTATTACTTGGAAAGATTTAGATGAAATTAAGTTTCAGAGATTAGCAAAAAGTTGTCCGGATAAAATGATAGAAACTAAAAATGATTGTTGTATTAGAAGAGGTTGGAATAATGTTTTAGTATGTAAAAAAGAAAAGTGTCCTTTATGGTATTGGAGAATAAATTGATTTGTGTATGTGAACCTATTCTTAAATTTGGAAAATATGATAGTCACATGTCAGGTTGTAGAACTTGTCCTCATATTGTTGCTTGTAAAGAAAAAAGTGTTCCAGAAGAAGTAAAAGAAACTGTAAACAAAAAATTAATAAGACGAGGTGTAAAATGGAGTTCAATACTTAACAAATAAAAGTAAATTCTAAACAAGGTTTAATTGCCGCTTTTTATTGCGCTTTAGAAAATGAAGGTTCAAGTGGTAACCAAAAAATAAGTAAATATTTTAATTATGATAGATTTCCAACTGTAATCACATTACAAAGAAAATCAGGTGTGACAGTATTTAATATAAAACGTAATAATGATAAGGATGAGTTAAGAAAAGCAATTAAGAAAATCAGGAAAATAAAGGAAAAAGATTTATTAGTATAATAGTTTCCCTCGGCCTTATTTATTAACTTTTGTTCAAAACAAAAAAGAAAGGATCGAGTTTGCAGAAAAAAATACTGATTCCAAGTCAGCATTGGTAAATAGACTATTGAAGGCCGAGGGATTTTTTAAAACTAATCTTTGAAATTTAAAGGAGAAAAAAATGTTTGAAATTACTTGTACTTTTTCTTGGATAATACAAAATAAGATGTATAAACTTACATATAGAAAATACTTTTTCGGAATTTATTATTCAACTTGGGAAGATATATGGGATTTAGAATGAAAACCTTTATTATTTGTTCACTATTATTTCTATCCTCTTGTTGTCCAGGGTGGAAGATAAACGAAGTAGAATCTTTGAAATTTAAAGAAGCTACAAAACAAGATTATATTGAGTTTGGAGAAGGTGTTCTTTTCGCTTTTGCTACTCATTATATTGGTCATGTAATATATCTTGAATCAAAAGGTTTAGAATGGGAACAAAGAGGATTAACAGAATATATAAAAGAACCAATATCAAATGGAGAAAGAGAAGCTTTTGTAAGAAGTGCTTTTATTACTCAAATTATTCCTTCAATATTTTTAAACATCTATAAAAGAGATAGTTACTTTACAAAAGGTGTTGACTTCGGTAATTTTTCTGAAATAGTTTTTAATAAAGGTGATAGAGATTGGTTAGGAGAAAATAAAAATTTAGAATGGGGAGTTTACACAATAACAGCAACAGGTCTTTTAATTTACTAAGGAGTTAAATATGAAAGCAAAGGTTGTTTATACTGCTCAAGATACATCTGAAATTATAGAAATAGGAGATCATCGAATACTATGCGGAGGTCCTGGTGATGGGTTTTGTTCTACACACCAATCCTTTAAATGTATTGAAAACTTAACAGAAGAAGAACAGTTTGCCTTTCTAAATGCGGAGGAAATATGAAATTAATATCGTGTGATTTCTGCGGAGTAGTTCTTGACACAAATAAAATTTTTGAACCGGAAACACATGATCATGATTCACAGGAGCGCATTCCAGGGAATAGTGAATATGATTCCAAAACAAGAGAATTTATGCCAGTGATTGAATGTCCATGCTGTGACATGTCTATATTTTATCATAATGGAGAACGACCATGAAACAAATAATTGAAGACTTTGAAAAATTGGATAAAGAAATATTAAGAGCAGAAAAAGAAGAAGCTACGGTAGATGGTCAAATATCTTCTTTAGAAAAACAACTTAAAGATTTAGGTGTGGATAGTAAAAAAGTAGATTCTTACCTCTCCAACTTAAATAAAGAAATTATTACAGCAGAAGCCGTAATTACAAAATCCTATGAACAATTAAAAGAAAAATATGATTGGTAAGGAAAAATGATAATTTCTAAAGAAGAACAAGAAAGAATAGTGGATAAACTCAATGATGAGAAAGCCTCCTTTCGATTTCTCCAAACAAAGAAAAAAGATTTAGACACTTTGCTATATAGTTTAGAGATCGAAGAGGTAAACACTAAAGAGGCTCGTTCTTTTCTCCAAGTTATTGCAGAAGAAACTTTAAAAAACTTGGAATTTCATTTATCTACATTACCAACCTCAGCTTTATTTGCTATTGATCCTTCTTCTCCAAAACAAATAGCAGAAATAACAACAAAGAGGAATCAAGTAGAATGTTGTTTTTATTTTGATGAAGAAGGTAATTTAGATAAACCAATTGATTCAGCTGGTGGAGGACTTCTTGGCATTGCTGGATTTGGTAATAGAATTATGATGTGGTCTTTAAATCCAAATAGTCCTGTCTTAACTTTGGATGAACCTTTTAAAGACCTTAGTTCTGATAAACATAAAAATGCTTCCGAGCTTCTTCAAAAATTAACAAAAGAGATTGGTCTACAAATTATTATGGTGTCTCATCAAGAAGAAATTCATGCCCAAGCTGATAAAATATTTAAAGTTACTAAAAAAGGAAAAGAAAGTATTGTAACAGTTGTTTAATCTTTAACTTTTATATATCCGGTAACTTCATAAACACTATCTTCCGAACAAACAACTTGACAATCTATTTTATAGGTTTCACCTTTTACTCCCCCCTTTATCCAAAAATAAACATAAGGATTTACTATTATTTGATCTAAAGTCGTAATGAGATCAGAAGTAACGTCCACACCATTACAAATAGCGGTAACAGTAGCACTTTGTATTGTTTCCGAACCAATATCATCAGTAAAATTAAAACCTAAAAAGTATTGTTCATCTACTTGTTTAGGGGAAAAAACTTTTAATGTATCCATATAATCACCTTTATAAATAAAGTTCATAATCAGGAGGAGTAATTAAAATAACTCCATTACTGGATTTAACATAAAGTCTAAAAGTAGAAGAAACTACACAAAGAAGGTATTCTTTCATACCACCACCTAAACCGTTAATAAATCCTCTATTGAATCTTCTAATTAAAGGTACTCCGATAATGTCATGTCTTTGAACATTAAAATTAGTGGGGATAAAAGAAAAACGAACAACATCTTCTAAATACTCTCCGGTAGTTAAAATAGTCCCGTCTTTCTTTTCAGCTTCCCAAATATAATTATCTTGGATCATAAATATAAACCTTTTAAATAAGCATACAACATTAACTTTTATATATGTCAATAAAAATTAAAAATATTTTCAATACCTAAATCTCATCGTAAGCCAAAGTTAAAGTTTCTCCAGGTTTTGTGGCCATGGTCAAGTACATTTCCACATGACCGGAAAAATAAGTGTCGTAACCCATCAAATTAAAACTGGCATCAACTGGCTGACAGGTTGAGCCGTTGGCACTAAATCCACCAGAATGATCCCACCATCCTGTCATGGGTGCTGTATCAGATCGGTTAAAGTTGTCCAGTATCCCTGTTGTTGGAAAAGACATTTGTGTTACTTCTCCTTCAAATCGTACATTATTCGGCTGCGAGACAACCTGCGACTGAGGCAAGCTGTCTGCATAAACCGAGTTACATAAAAATATTAAGGCCCATAGCCATTTCATTTTATCTGAATCGTGACCGCTGCATTTGGTATCGTGATTAAACTTCCCTCTGGCAACATATCCCCAGGGGGTGCCCATCCTGGTTTAGCAAAAGCGACGGTATTACTTGCTCCAGACTCACCAGCGGCATTATACGCTTTCAGCCACATCGTATAATCCTGCCCGTACTGCAAATTGCAAAGGGTGTCCATGTTCGCCAATGTTACCGTGGCCGTTGTCTTTACCACAGAGGCCTTTAAAACCGTTTTAGAATAAGGCGTGTCTGTTTGTCCCGCTTCGTTGAAGTAAACCACATAACCTGTGATTTTGTCCCAATCCGTTGGGGTATCCCACTGTAAAGAAGCTGCGGAAACTGAAAAGGCCATGGCCAAGAACAACAATGTTGCAATGATTGATTTTTTCATATTTCCTCCTCCTCCTTAAGAAGTCTATTTGATCTCAATGATTCCTCTTTAATCATGTTTATTACTTCTTCATAGTTCATTTGAGTAATCTTTTGGTATTTAGCAATTAAAGTAATAATCACATCCAGAAGGACTCCGGAAACATTAATAATTTCTTCTCTGTTCATACTCATTTTAACACCTCCAACAATAAATTTTTACAATCAAGCCAAACTTGTCTATCCTTTGTAAAATCATAATTCTTATCCATTACATGCTTCTCCCAAGTATCAAGGGCTGTATCCGTTGCTTTTAAAGCTGTACGAATATTTACTCTTTTTTCCATCGGAATAGTAGCAGCTACTTTAATATATTGCTCCATCATATCATTAAATTCTACTCTGGCAGCAAGATATTTCTTTTGAGGAGTATTCAGATCAATTCCCAAAGTAGCACAACTAATTAAGCTTCCACATAAAAATAAAATAACTAAATAATTTAATTTTCTCATACCTTCTCCTTATTTTTTAACCATTTCGTAAAGACCTACAGCAGTTGCTCCTGTCATAAAACCTTGTACTAAATAGTCAATTAATATTTTAAATCCGGAACCTGCATCATAATAAAAACAAACAACACCAAAACCTAAGCCTAAAAAAACAGAAATAAAAGGTTTCAATTTATTTTTAATTATAAAAGTTCCAAAAATCAATTGTAACAAAATACTAATAATAACACTCACACCGATTGAACCTAAAATCATATTTATTTCTCCTTAAGGTTAAAATGTGGTAAATCTACTAATTTAGAAACTTTTCGGATTTGATAGTTTCCTCCCCAAACAACGGATAATTTCATTTCAGAAGCCACCTCTAAAGCATACGCTGCCATTTCATAATGTTTTGCTACATCATTTTTATATTTATTATAAGGATATGGAGCAATATCTACTGCTCTAGAAAGATAAATATTATGTTTACTATT